ATGGCGGATACATCGCGAACCGATACGACAACGGCGCCCATTGCACGGATCGTCGGCTGGTATGACAGCGGCGCAGCGGCAATCATCGAAATCGTCGTCGACGACAAGACCACGCATCAGGTTCTGGACCCCCTGGGCACGCCTGAAATCTCAGGGCAGAGCCTGAGCGCGGCGCGCAAGGCAGCCGTGGCGCTGTGGGGTGAATTTTGCGGTACCGTCTACGAGCAGACGCTGGACGAGGAGATTGACATCGAATTCGAACCGGCCCTGGAAGTTGCGACCGAGGCGTCCAATGACGCATCGGACGACGCCGACGGCAAGAAAAAGAAGAAAAAGAAGAAGTAATCGCACGGCGCAAAACAAAGGGACCTTTCGGTCCCTTTGTTCATTCAGCTCAGCGGCCGTAGTAATAGTCCGCCGGCGGGTAGTCCCGATGGCGCGGACGCGGTGCGTAGCAGGGCACGTATTCCTGCAGATAGGTATCGAAGCAGCGTTCACGCGGGCGCACATACACGACCGGCGGGGGCGCTTCATACACAACCTGTGGCGGCGGTACGTACACGGGCTGCGGCGCCGAGTAGACGACAGGCGGTTCGTAATAGCGCGTGGCAGCCGAGCCAAGCAGCGCGCCGATCACGGCGCCACCGATCAGGGCGCCAGCGACATTGCCGCCGCCGCGATGGCCACCACCATGTCCGCCGTGGCCGCCATGCCCCCGGCCGCCACCCCATGCAGCGGCCTGGCCTGCCATGGTCAAGGTTGCGATGAGCAAAAGTCCGGTTGCGACGCGTTTCATTGTGACCTCCAGCTCCGCGGTGTTTGCGGATGAAATCATTTTCGCCCCGCAATGTGGAGCAAAAATGGCCTGAGGGTAACGAGATATGTCAGCGTGATGCGTGCGGGATCAGCCGACGTGCCCGTCGTACTCGGTGTCGGTAATCTTGCGACGCAGCACCGGGCCTTCCACCAGCGTGGGATTGGGCGCCTTGTCGAACGACGGCTCACCCAAGTCCAGCTCGGACTGCAGGGTGGCCGCATGGTGACGGGCGGACATTTCGAACGCGTACAGGCGGCGCTGGGCGGCCCGGCGGGTGTATTGGAAAATTTTCTTCATGGACAAGGCTCACTTGGACGCGGGCAATGGTAGCGCACACTCGCTTACGACGTCCAAAACGCGCGACCGGAGCGCGGCGCAAAAGCCACTAGAATCAAGCGATCAGACAAGAGGTGAAGGTCTCCATGACCGTGAACGACAGCGCACTTCAGGATTTCATTGCCCGCCATCCCCGGCTTTTCGTCCTGACCGGGGCAGGGTGCAGTACCGATTCAGGCATTCCCGATTACCGCGACGAAGCCGGCGGCTGGAAACGCCGTCCCCCCATGACCTACCAGGTCTTCATGGGCGACGCCGTCGCGCGCGCGCGCTACTGGGCGCGAAGCATGATCGGCTGGCGCAGCTTCGGGCGCGCGAGCCACAACGCCGCCCATGCCGCGCTGGCGCGCCTGGAAGCGCAGGGCCATATTGTCCTGCTCGTCACGCAGAATGTGGACGGCTTGCACGAAGCCGCGGGCAGCACCAACGTGCTTGACCTGCATGGGCGGCTGGATCGTGTCCGGTGCATGGGCTGCGAGCGAGTCGTTCCGCGGCCCGAAGTCCAGGTCATGCTGGAAAGCGCCAACCCTGAATGGGTGCACCTGGCGGCAAGCGATGCTCCCGACGGTGACGCCGACCTCGACAACCAGGACTTTTCTCAGTTTCGCGAACCGCGCTGCCAGGTCTGCGGCGGCATCCTCAAGCCCGACGTCGTGTTCTTCGGAGAGACAGTGCCCCGCGAACGCATTGCGCGTGCCATCGATGCGCTGGAAAGCGCCGATGGCATGCTGGTCGTCGGGTCATCATTGATGGTGCACTCGGGCTACCGCTACGCGCAGATGGCGTCGCGGCTGGGCATACCCATTTGCGCGGTGAATCTGGGCCAGACACGTGCCGATGCCTTGTTGACCTTAAAGGTCCAACAGTCCTGTAGTGTGGCCCTGGACAGCCTCGTCGCCTGAGGCGGCCGGGTTACGACGGACGCTGTCCCGGTGCCAGCTCAATACCGGGCTGTTCGGCGAGGGTTCCGGCGAGTCCGGCTCCACGGGTTGTTCCGAGTCGGTTTCATCCGGATCCGGAACGCCGTGGTAGGGCAGTGCCATTTCTGCCGCGAGCAGCATGGCGCGATAGTAGATGTCGTAGGCGGGCAGTGCGGTGGACATGTCAATCTCCGTGATACTGTGCCTCCAGCAAATTTTGTGCCGCGCAGCGAGACCGGATGCCATGAACCGTCATCCCCTTGTCATTACCGGGCGTGACGCCGCTTTTTTCGCGGCAAACGGTTGATGGAACGCGCCGCGCCATGCTGTGCGGTTTGTAGTTTTTCCCAGAACGAGAGTGCAATGGAACAAGGAAGTGATGCCGCGCTGATCAAGCGCGCAATCAAGGCATACCTGCGCAGCGGGTCTCCCGACCAACCCGGCAAGGACTCGCTGATCCGCGAAGCCGACGGCCAGCGCTATGTCCTGGTCCGCAACAAGGCCGGCCTGATGGCCGTTTATCTGGTCGTTGGCACGACGTCCGTGCAGCGCGTGCGCGAATGGCCGGAATCGCTGGATATCTCGTGAAACAACAGGCCACACGGTCTGTGCACGAATGCCATTGATTGCCCCCCATTACCCCGGGTTATGATCGACCGACGCACATTCCCGGGGGGGAGCATGAGACGGTATCTGGGCGCAGCCAGCCTTGCAGCATTGGCCGCTTGCAGCGGTCAGGGTCCGTCGGGACCGTGGAAGTCGCCGGAAATGGTCGACAGCAACGGTGGCGTGGTGTCTGCTTCAACCACCACCAAGCCCGACGCATTTTTCATTTCCCGCAAGCCCATGGAAGGACTGGCCGAGTGCATCGCCTGGGGCTGGCGCCACCAGGCCGAGAACAGCCCGGCTGCGGCGGTGGTGGCTTCCAACGACAACGGGCAGCGGATCGAGTCGGAAGGGCAGCGCGAGCGGCTCGAACTGCGGCCGGGTCCCGTCAACACCGAAGTCAGTCTTTATCGGATGGCCTCGGGGGACGACGAGGCCATGGCCAAGCGGATCGCGGTGCTCGAGGCTTGCCTGTAGGCGGGAGTTGACGAAACTCGGTGGCGTATCAGGTGCCTGACGCTGGGCTGGCGAGCGCTTGCCAGCGTTTCTGGCCGCCGAATGGGTTGACACGGCAAAAAACCTTGGCTGGCGAGTTGCGCTCTTCGTCTGGAAATACTAGAATCGCAGGCTGCTTCGGCAATGGCGCGATAGCAAAGCGGTTATGCACCGGATTGCAAATCCGTGTAGGTCGGTTCGACTCCGGCTCGCGCCTCCAAATTTCTCTATATAAATCAACGGGTTGGCGGTTCGCAACGAATCCCCGACACATCGAAAACCCGTTGAAACACCCCTCAAACACGCTGAAAATCACTCGTCCGAGTGATCGAATCACGCGTGTACTGCGCAGTTTGCCGTGTAGATGAGTTCCAATATCGGTAGACGATCTGCCGAGGAACCCGACGTGCCAACCATCCGCCCCACACCAAACGGTAAGCGTTTCAAAGTCACGATACGCAACAAGCTGCTGCCAAAGCCGCTGAATTACACGTTCGACGATCTGCCAAGCGCAGAAGCGTACGCCGAGCAGTGTGAGAAGTGGCTTGCCGCCGGCATCGTCCCAACTGCGATGGTCGCTGAAGCAAAACAGACCCGCCAACTTGTCGGCCCGGTAATCAGGGCATGGATCAACACAGGTGAGCCTTCCAAGTCTGACGTCGCGATCCTAGACCTGCTCTTCGATGAACTGGGTAAGCTGGAACGCTCACAGCTGACCTATCGCTGGGCGGACGAGTGGGTGCGCGGCATGAAGCGCGTCCGCAACTTGGCGCCGGGCACCATCCGGAAGCGAGTGGGCGCACTTTCTGAGATGCTCGCGTGGGAAATCCGAACATCACCTGACCTGGGGCTGCCGAACCCGCTGACATCACTTCCCAGGGGCTATTCGACCTATAACGAGGTTGATGCCGAAGTCGCGCGCAGGGCCGGAATGGAACCTAAGGTTGACGTCCAGCGCGACCGGCGCCTCGCAGTTGGCGAAGAGCGCCAGATTCTCGCCGCCCTCGCTGGAGAAAAGCGAGCTGACCGAGAGCGTCCGCTTGTTTCGGATGACCTTCCCATGCTGCGGACGCTATTCCACCTGATTATTGGGACCGGTGTGCGGCTTCGGGAAGCGTACACAACGCGAGCGAGCCAGATTGACTTGGCCAGCCGGCGCTACCGGGTAAGGTCAACGAAGCAATGGCGGGGGCGCGTGAAATTCCGGGATGTGCCTATGACGAGGGAGATTCATGAACTGCTGACTGAGCACATGGCAAGCCGCCCATTCTGGAGCGCCAATGATCTCGTCTTTCCCTTCTGGGATGGTGACGAGGCGAAGCTGCCAGACGTCACGAACAGATTGTCCAAGCGCTTCAAGACGCTTTTCGAGTACGCAGGCTGCGTCGACCTCACCGAACATGACCTGCGGCATGAAGCAACATGCCGGTGGTTTGAACTGAGATCGTCTGACGGATCGTGGATGTTCCGCCAAGAGGAGATCTCAAAAATAATGGGATGGGTACCGGGTTCGTCCATGGCGGAACGCTATGCCTCCTTTCGGGCCGAAGACATGGCGGCGCGCCTATGGGCCAAGGTTGCCTAAGCGCTGACCGGTAATGTGTCTATCGGACGCAGTACTTGGCTGTGACTTCGGCAGCTCTAGCTCCTTGGCAGCAAAACCGTGCCCGACGCTAGCTTGTGCGAACTCAAGCATCGTTACTGTACATTCGCGACGCTAGACCAATAAAACCAGTTCAACCCGGACTTCAAGTCGGGCACATAACGCATCGGTGGGCGTCCCGGAGAATTTCCGACCAAGGGCTTAACCCAAGTACTGACAATAAATCTTCGCCAAGCTACGATCGCCTGCTGAGATCAATCCACGAATAGGCATCGGTATGTCCAGTGAGCAGATGGCCTTAAGCGCTTTTGCGGACCTTGACTTTGAAGATGAGCGCGCTGAAAGGCCCAGAAACAAAGACGGCATCACTTTTGAGCGCTTAGTTGAGAACGCGCTAGATTTTTTCGAAAGCGCTTTGGAGGCACTCCAGGACCGACCCAAAAACTCTGTTATCGACTTCTATACGGGCCTCGAGCTTGTGCTCAAGGCTCGTCTCATGAAAGAACACTGGACCCTCGTAGTCACAAAAGATCCTGCGCGAACGGCATTTGAAAAAGGCAATTTTCAGTCCGTGAGTTTCCAAGAAGCATGCGTTCGCCTCGACAAGGTAGTTGGCAGCGCGATCCCGAACCGAACTGCCGACGCGTTCGACCGTATCCGTCAGCATCGGAACAGAATGGTGCATTTTTTTCACGACGCATCCGCCAAGGAAATCGAGCGGATCGCGCTGGAGCAACTTACCGCTTGGATAGCGCTCATAGAGTTGGTCACTACCACATGGGGCGAAGAGTTCTCAGACTTCACCCACCGATTCGCTGATATGGAACGCCTGCTCGGTCACCATCGAACATTCGCAGAGAAGTTTGTTGAAACTAAGTGGGCGGAAGTGCAGGGACGTTTAGAAACGATTAGTGAAGGTGGCGCCCAGTTGATCGCTTGCTCTGGTTGCAAGAAGGACGCCGCGCAACTCGTTGACGACGGTCTCGGACACTCGACCTCTTCATGCATTGTTTGTAGACGCCGCGAGGTCTGGAACAATGTTGCCTGTAAGTCTTGCAACGCAGGCGCCAAAATCTTTCCTGAGTACGGCTTTGTCTGCTCGAACTGTGACTATGATGCTGATGAAGGCGAGATCGTCGAATTGTTGGAGCAGGTCGGTGGGCATAGTCGGTCGGATGAGGACGAGTCCGGCAACTGCGACAACTGTCAGACGCAAGGGTCGATGATCAGGTTTGGCGATGGCTACCTTTGCACCTCGTGCCTAGACCCTGTAGGTCAGCTGTACAGATGCGAATGGTGCAGTGAGCTCGGCACCAAATATCGTGAGCACAGCTACTCAAGCGGTTGCGAGCATTGCGAAGGAGCAATTTCCTGGCGCCGAGACGAATGACTTAAAACGAGATTGGGTTAGCTATGCAGTCCTGGAAACTATTGGAGAGGCCTCTGCGCGGGGTGCATGCTGTTATTTTCTGCGTAGGTATATCGGCTGGGCTTGTCCTCGGCTGGGTTGCTGGGCGCTGGTCCTTGCCTAAAGTGGACGTTAAATGGTTGGACGTCATGACGGCAGTGGGCACAGTCGGAGCAACTGTCGCAGCTGTCGGAATTGCGTGGTGGCAATGGTTCGTTCGCAACACGGAGCAAACTCATAAAGCCTGGCTAAATTTGACGTTGGCGCGTGCTGCGCTTGCATCGGCTCACAATGCAGGAGTAGAGGCGGCGGAGTTTCTTACGTATGAGTACAGCAAGAAAAGTCATGCATCGGCTATCGAGTGTCTTGTCTTTCTAAATACCCAGTTGCAGCGAGTTGACATTGCCGACATGCTTCGGCTTAGTCCCACATGCGCGCATACCATCACCCATGCTAGAGGGGCTGGCGAGCAATGGGAGCGCTTGATGCGGCGGGATTGGAAAGCAAGCGAAGAGGGCGACACGTCTCCCATTCGGTCAGCTTGGTCACTTTATAAGGGAGGTGTGGGAGATCTGGAGCTCATGTTAAGCACGGCGCGTGAGAAGTGTGGAAAGCTGTATGAGAGAGCAAACTCACCAGTCTTGTAGTGCGTCATAGCACCGTCGAGCCAAGGAAATGCCATTGCTGGCGCGCTCTTCCGTCTCGAATGGGCTAGTTATCGCAGCATATGGGGTTGTACGACTGTAGAGACCTATCTTCTTGCTTCACCACAAAGTTTGGTTAGTGATCGCCCGGGAATTCGGGCAGCGTAGGAGGTACTCGCCCGCGACCGCGACGCCGCGATGTCGGAACGACGGCCACCGACTCAGACGGTAGCTTGCGCTTCGCGCACTCCTCAATTGCCAAGTCGCACAACCGTGACATTAAGGCCGGTTTGGGGTATATCCAGCTACGTCCAAACTTAAGCCCTGGCAAATCACCGCAACGAGTTCGCGACTCAACCGTCTCCGGATCGCATTTCAACAGAGCTGCGACCTCGTCGACTTCAAGAATCTCTTCAGCCATCGATAGCCTCTCGGCCGGCAGCGGCGGCAGCACGGTCCAAGCGCTCGATCTCGGCTAAAACCAGAGCACCTGCCTTCACAAGGTTTTTGCGCGGCTCGCCGGTCTTGAACCAGGACTTGTCCCACGGCCAAATTCCTTCGCACGTGAAGGCTCCCCACTCGCACGCATCCAGAATGTAGGCGGCGGCTGCGTTCCCTAGCTCGTACTGTCGGTAGGTGTCGTCCTTGGCAGGCGTGCAACCTTCCATCTCGACTTGCCTCTGACGCTCGGCAAAGACGTCCCACGCTGCATCGCTGAAGGCCGGTGTCTGCGGCGCAGACAGCAGACTCAGCAGGTCAGCGGCGCGGTCCAGATTGGCGTCAGGCGCGTAGTCGAGGGCCGCAGCCTCCACCAATCCGCGAATCTCTGACAGGGTCGACAGGACTGGCGGCTGGGGCGCCGCTGCGAGCATGGCCCTGTAGTGCTTTGTAGCGACATGCCCGAAGTAGCTATGGTCCTTATCAGCGGCGTCCTTCATTTCTTGAGTCGGCTCGATCGGTACCACTTTCCATTGCTCATTCATGGCTGCGCCTCCACGGCGGCAAGGATGTTGCGAAGGATGCCGGCGGGTACCGATACCGTCTCTGACGCCCTTAAATCAGGAAGGTTTGCTGCAACTTCGTCGGTCAGCGCCGCGCGGAGCGCGCGGATCTCGTCTACTAAGCTGCGTACCCGCGCTGTGGGCAGCGGTCGTGGCTTGATCGAAGACGCAGTGACTCTCCGTTTGCCTGACTCCCTGGCGGTCTTCGCCGCTGCTGTAATGACCTCTGCCGCCTTATCGCCATGCTCTCGGACAACTTGGTTCGCAACGGATGCCGACACGACGCCAGTTGTGATCAGGTTATGCACATCCACATTACCGTTGTTGAGGAGGTTTAAGGCCTCACGCACATGGCTGCCCGACTTGTTTACGCCCTTGGCAATTTCCTCGATCGTTAAGCCAAACGAGACGAGACGTTGGTAGCCGCGGGCCGTCTCGAGCGACGACAGGCGTCGGCCCTTCGAGCTGGTCAGGACGCGCATCGTGCGCGCAGCGTCGTTGCCGACGAAGGGCCGAACTTCGACCCACTCGATGGGAGCCCCCGCCTCGATGGCTATGCCTATGGCCCGATGCCTGCAGTGCCCATCAACAATTAAGACACCGCCTTCCTGACGAGGACGGACTTCTAGGGGCGGGTACGTCCCACCGTTGCCGATGTGTGCAGCGAGATCAAGCACGTTCTCGTGGAAAGCTTCATTTTCATCTCGCAAGTTGAAACCTGGCTCGACATGCAGGTCGGCATAACGCACCTTCATTGCATCGGCACGCTTGATAGTGCCGTCCTTGATCATTTGCTTGAACGTTGGTTGGCTCATTTTGATGTGGTCCTTTGCTCGGCTGCGTGCCAGCGTGCGGTGTGCTCAGGCCGTTTGAACGGCGCGCCTTTCAGCCACGGGCCTCGAATGTGTTTGTGAAAAAGCGCTGCTGCTGATCTCGAGTGATCCAGCTGGGCGCGGCTGGCGACTTGGCAAACCACGCGAACAGTTTCGGCGGCATCCTCTGCTGCGCTGGCGCCAATCCATCGCTGGAACGCCGGCTGGCCGCAGAGCTGCGCGGCCAGGCGTGCAAGGAGGCCGCCCTTGTTTGTCGGTACGGTCATCTGCCTGTCCTCGATAGGGCGTTAACGAAGCTCATGCAACCCTCCGAAGCGCAGCCTCATGGGCGAAGTTGGCCCGAACCAGCGCTTCGGACATCGGCGGACAAACGCTGTTGCCGCACATGCGCACCTGGGCGCTCTTGGTGAGCGACAGGCCCCGTGCCGGGTCGTCGCCAATGATGTATGTGTCAGGGAAGCCCTGGGCTCGGAAAAGCTCACGCGGCGAGAGCATGCGCAGGCCGATATCCACGATCTGATAGTCCTGGCCATGGACGGTGACCAGACCGAAGCGATCGCGGGCCGTCACAGTCGGCAGCGGCCTGTCAATCTGCGGCGATTGGTCCGTGCCGTAATAGGCCATCAGGAACGCGCGCACCTCGGCGTGGTGGGTTCCGCCAGCGCTGACCGTGTGCAACGGCGTCTCGACTGACTGGCCGTCCTGACTCGTGCCACGTAGCTTTGCCAAGTGACTGGTGACCAGCGCCGCTTTGCCGCCGCCGCCTGCCGTGATGGTGCCAAGCGGGGCAGTGGCCGCGTGGCCGACGCTCTTGCCCATGTCACGCTGCAGGTGTGCGGTGACCAGTGAGTGGTGGTCGGCGGCTGTGACGGTGCCGATCGGCGTGCCGACGTCCGAACCCACCACGCCGGTGTAATGTTTCGCCAGGAAGGCTGCGACAACGCCAATGGCGCCGCCGGTACCAGGGCGCTCGGTCGTGCCGCCGCCTGCCGTGATGGTGTGCACGGGCTCGTCGGCGAAGCTTCCGATGCTGTTCTGGCGGAACTTGGTTAGGTGCACAGCCGCGACCGCCTGGTTGCCGCCACTGGCTAGTACGGTGCCCAACGGTGCATCGACACGTTTGCTGCCAGCGCCCCAGCGTTTGACGCCGGTTGGCGATACCTCGCCATGAGCTGCGTCGACCAGTAGCGCGGACACCATGGCTTGATGACGCCCACCTGCTGTGATCGTGGTCAGGGGTGCCTCGATGTCCAGGGCCCGCGGAGCTTGGCCTTGTCGCTCACCGTGGCCCATGGCGACCAGCGTGGCCGCTGCCAGCGCATGGCTGCCGCCGCTTGGGTGTGCAGTCACTGTAGACAGGGGTTTGCTCGCGTCCTGGGCAACGTCGCCGTTGCTCCAGTTCGCGATCTGGACGACGGTAGGTGCCACCACACCACGCTCGCCTCGGTGGGCGCCGGTGACCGTGCGCATGGGCTCGTCCAACCCTTCCACACGGTCGCTGCCCTGATGCGTCAGCGGGACGATGAAGGGCGCCGCACTGTCAACCACGTACCGCATGATGCCCTTGGCGATCCGGCGTTTCGTGGCGTCAGCCAGCTCACGCGAGCGGCCGAAGATGGACGGGCACGCAATCGACCAGTCGATGCACTCGGCGGCGGTGCGCCAGGGCAGGCGACGGCCGGCGTGCACTTTGTCCGAGGTAGGCGCACCATGGGTGGGTTCGGGCCCAACGATGGGCAAGCCATCGCGGCGCGCCACTAGGAAGAAGCGCTTCCGGATGGTGGGCGCACCAAAGTCGCAGGCCCGCATCTCGCGCCAGTCGACGGCGTAGCCCTGGGCGCGCAGCTGGCGCACGAACGAGTTGAAGATCTTGCCCTTCTTGGCTGGGTCGGGCTTCGCGTTGCCTTCGGCGTCAACGATCAGCGGACCCCAGGTCTTAAACTCTTCGACGTTCTCCAGCATCAGCATGCGCGGCTTCGTGAGCGCGACCCATCGCAGGCCAACCCAGGCCAAGCCGCGGATCCGCTTCTCGACCGGCTTCCCGCCCTTGGCCTTGCTGAAATGCTTGCAGTCGGGCGACAGCCAGACCAGCGCGACCGGCTGATTGCCGGTGACCGCAATCGGGTCGACGTCCCACACCGACTCGCACAGGTGGCGAGTGTGTGGGTGGTTGGCGGCGTGCATCGCCAGCGCCTGCGCGTCGTGGTTGATGGCGATATCGACCGGCCGGCCGAATGCTGCCTCCAGGCCGGTGCTGGTGCCGCCACCGCCCGCAAAGTTGTCGATGATCAGCTCGTCGCCCAAGCCCAGCGGCAACGTAAAGTCATCACGTCTCACAGTGAACCCCCCGTTTCAGAAGGGCGTTGCGCCCCGCCATAGGGGCCGAACAAAGCCGCGACCAACGGATCCCGTTGAGGCCGCTTCGACACCGCGGCACGCCGGCGTGCCACGTCAGCTGCGCGCTTGATGGCCGTCAGTCGCCTCGCATGTTCCCTTTGAAATTTGGAGCGAGGGAAGGGCGCGTTCTCGCCCGCGCCGAATTTCCAGAGGGCTTCACCAGCGTTTGTCCCCTCGATCTGGCGCCAGTCGAAGACATGGACATCAAGCTGCTCAAGACGCCGACGCTCCAGCCATTTAGTAATTCGCGACGGACTTTCCCCGATGACAGCGGAGATTTCAGTTGGGCTCATGGGGCGCTTGGCGATTGCGGCGAGCAACGTTGCGCGCGTTTCCCCAGAAAGATGCTTGCTCATTGCCCAATCCTTTGAAACTCGACCACCCAAACCCATGGGTTTGTTGCCCAGCTGCCAGGGCCGCTGATCTGCTCCCACAGCGCTTGGTACGCGGCCGTGGCGCTGATGTATCGAGCCGTCGGATCGCTCGGCGACTTGAATGCTGGATAGCTGACGTAGTGCGGTCCTGTTATCCCTTCCGCGAGCGCGTCTGCTTCGCTGCAAGTGTTCAGACGCTCAACTCGAACGTCGGTGACCTCCAGCTGGATTCGGCTGCACGCTTTCGGCATGTGAATAGCTGGTGTCCACCGCTTCTTGACGCCTGCGAGCTCATCTCCGAGCTCATCGCCATACATGTAGGTGGCGCGGTAGTCAGTTCCAGACAAAGGTCGGGCTTGACCGTCCGCCTTTACGAATGTCTCGCGGACCCAGAGACGGTCACCAGGCTGACCGTACGGGCACCGGACGTCATCGGCGGCATTGCTCACTGGCCCTCGCAAAGTTGGATGGCTGAAACGCCAGATCGCATCCGACCCTAGGATCGCGGTGTCGCTGCTTGAGCTGGGCTGGGGCCTCACAGCCCGGCGGGTCTGCGTTTTTGTTCCGTCCAAGATGGCGCGCACCATGGCGCCCTGGAAAAGGATCGGGCGCTCTTTCATTGCGCCACCCCCGCATAGGAAAGCAACGGCGTGGCGCGACTGACCAACGCTTCGCCCTGAGCGGCGAACTCCAGTGTCTTTGCAGGCAAGCGCACAACCCCGCCCATCACCCGATCGAACTGCTGCCGGTCTTCGGACAGGCCCGCCATCATCTTCACTGCCTCTTCCAGCAGTGCCATCGGCGCGCCTTCCTGGTGCAACTTGAGCTCTTTCTCCAGCCTGAGGACTTGTTCCCTCAGCTTGTGGACTTCGATGCGCGCCTGCGCCAGCTGCGCAGTGTTCTGGTGATAAAGCCGCTGGTATGTGTTGCGGGCCGCGACGACCTCGGCGTACTGGTGCGCAGTGTGCTGCGATGGCGCCGCGCATCCCTTGCAGACGTGACCGTGCCGGACGACGTTTTTCGTATCCATGGTGCAACTCCGGTGGGTGGCGTCAGACGCCGTAGTGAGCGATGAGGACGTTGGCGCGGTCGTAACCCTGCTGCCAGAGCGCGCGATCAGCGTCGCTATCAAAATGGTTGGTGAGGCCTTGCGCGTCTGGCCGTTGGTGCAGGGAGTGAGCGCAGATCATTCCCCAGCGGAAAGCCTCCGCCTTCGGCAGCGAGGGATCCGAAGCCAGTGCTTTGTCCGCCCAGATGCCGGAGTGAACGTAGCGGGGCAAGAAGAAGCCACCGCGGGCCGCCCTGAATCGACCGTATCTGCTCATCTCACGCACTCCCTGCTTCGACTGCCAGCGATGCCAATGACTGCTTCATTTGGTCAGCCAGCTTCAATGCGTCGAAGCGCAGGTTCTGGCTCCCGTACCGCGACGGATCAATCGCTAATCGCAGCACCGGAGCACCGTCCTCTACGCTGAGTTGTGGCTCGAGCACATAGCCGTTTGGAAGTTTGGCGAATGACGATTCGCACAGGTCCTGATCCTGCTGGATCAACACGGCTTGGCGGTCGAGGCGGTTGCAGAGTTGATCTACTAGGTTCGGCAGCGCTAGATCGATATGGGACGGCTGGGTGGACCCGACAATGTCGAGTGTGACGAGATAGGGGGCTGTCTCAGTGCGGATGCACGCAAACGGTTTGCACATAGCTTTGCTCCTAGTAGGCGCAAGAATGGTAGCAATTGCTACTCTTAGGAGTCAATAGCATTTGCTACTACTAGGGCAATGGCGTACTTCTCTAAGTTACGTTTTGTTACGTACGCGGCGAAAAAAAAGGGCCGAAACGAACGTGAACAACATTCGCTTCGGCCCTAATTTTTCCTCTTGGAGGGTCAGCCACTTTTGCGGTGGCTGCCTCCGAGGCTCGCAGCCACCTCCAGCGCTGCGGTAAGTACTGAATGCATCGGGGGAGATGCCCATGCGGGCCATTTGTCGTCCGGCCGCAATAGAAGTAGATCTACAAGAGCTTTCGCCGCGGGCGTCGCAGCTGCATACCGAGCTTCTATATCGCTTTGCGAAGCCTTGGATTTGGCCGGGCTTGCCGCTTCAGGCGTATCTGTATCGAACCAGCCCCGCATGCCTGGGAGCGCCTCGATCGCGCGGATCGTCTTTTCTGAAATGGGGCGTGCGCCACTGACCATCTGGCGCACGAACGCGCCGTCTTTATAACCAAGGCGGCGAGCAAATTCGGTTTTGTTGCCACCACACACTTTGTCGACTGCGGCGACAAGGCGCGAAATGCGGTGTGCAGAAAGCTTAAGGCTGTTCATTGCCTGCACCGTAGCACGTGCTACCGGCGCTTTTGCTACTTGTAAGGCGTAGCAAAAGCTACTAGCATTGCGGCATGGACCTGCATTCATATCTCTCTGCCCCTGGCGCACCCTGCGTTTCAGAATTTCGCAAGCGCATGCTCGCGCTTGGCTACGACGTGAAAAGTGATGCGCAAATCCGTCAGTGGCGATATGGCTACGGCGGCCGTTTGCCGTCGCCTGAAAACTGCGTGGGCATCTGGCGGGCCAGCGGTTTCGCCGTAGGAAGGCAGGACCTGCGTCCAACTGATTACTGGCTGATATGGCCCGACTTGGCACCCCCTGCACAGGTTGAACTGGAGCTTGGCGTCGAAGAGGTGGTCCATGAATGACAGAACGGACATCCACTTGACATCGGCCAGCTCCGCTCCCGAGTTGCTGCTGTGATCTCGAGCATGGCACCACCGGCCTCCATTGATGCGTTTGCGACTGAGCTTGGAAGCTCGGCGCTGAGGTCTCGAAGGACCTCGCGTGCGATCGCGTTTGCATCTAACTCCTTCAGGTGCATGAACTTGAGTTCTAGCTTCGCTCCGGCTGCCGGTTCAACCACGCTCCTATCAATGCGGCGGCTCCGACATGTACTTAATCGCATCGAGGCTGGCCAGGTCCGTCTCGTAGCAAAGCCTCTGGAAAACCGCCGCCACCAGCACTGCCTCGTGGCCTCCTGTGTGCTGTGTCGTGATGTTGATCGCTAAGGCTAGAAGTCGTCTCGTTTCAGATTCCGGCGTGATGCTCATGGTGCTCTCCAAGTAAGGGAGACACCAGTGTCAGCCATCTTGTACCCCCGGTCGATTGTGGCGATTGCGCTGGGATAAATGTAGCCATGAGGGACAGAAAAATCATGCGAGTTGCATCGCTCAAAACCAAGTTATCGATTCTGCTCGACTACGTCGATGAATGGCGCGCGCGGGCTGGAAGCCGCGAGGCAGTGGCGCTTTCGATCGTCGAGGTGCACGTGGGCCTTGGCATGAACGAGATCCCGAAGATGGAGTTTTCGCAGAGGGGTGACGCATTCACGCGGGGCAAGAACGCCGCCGATCGAATCTTCCGGTGGCTGGACGACAAGACGAAGGACGGCACGCTGATGCCGGCAAATTTCGAGACCTCGATCTTGGCCGCAATGCCGGAGGATCTCCGTGTCGCATACCTGAACGACGTGCTGGCGCCGTTGGGGCTTGTTGTTGAGCCTGTGGTTGCATGCTCAGACCGGCAGCTCGACGGAGTCCAGCATTTAGTGGCGGTCAGTCGCGAATCGAGCGAGGCGACCTCGGCGCTGGCGGAGGTCGTCTCAGCCCCGACGCTTCACAACCTGCGCAACGCAGAGCGGGAGCTGGCAGACGCCGATGGCGCCATTCAGAAAGCCCGCGGTGCAATCCGTGTCGCCACTGCACAAGCTCGGCCACAGGCGGTGCGCTGATGGAACCGATCGTATCTCGGGACTTGATTGTCCAGCAGGCCAGAGCAGCCGCAGATGCGCTGCGCAGGAGCGCGGAAGAAACTGGGGAAGCAGTGGCTAACCCCTACCCATGCGGCAGTGCCGCCGGCGAGCTTTGGGATCAAACCCTCAGCGGTTTTCTGAGTCGGATTGAGGGGGTGGCGTCTGGTTCTCTACAGCCGCAGTCGCGACCGCATGCAGCTGACGGAATACCTCTATGACCACTTGCTCAGTGGCGCCGGGGACAGTGGTGCGAGCGACGATTTGTGCGGCGAGGAGTCGCTGCTGCACCGCGATCGTTTGTTCGATGACTTCCTGCGGCGTTGAGTTCTTCTCCGAGAATTCGATCCAGTCGCCAAACGCCATGTATGCCAAGTCGAGTCGTGCCATGGGAGGTCCTGCACAGAAGGGGTCTCAGCGCAGTGTTGGCGGTGCGCTGGCCGCCGTCTATCAGGCCTTGTTCGTACGGCGGCGGGCGGGTCGCCTGATCTTTTCGCGACGGCAACGCTCAAATCCTTGCGGCCTGCGGTTGCGCACGGTTCCGGGTTCATCATGAAGCAACGCACCCCGTTGACTCGTAAGGCGCCAATGAAGCGGTCGGCCATTGTGCGGCCTGCAGCGGTGCCAAAGACGCGCAAACGCCGAAAGCCGAAGCCACGCTCGGGTCACGACCAAGCCGCGCGCAATATCTGCAAGGGCCAGCAGTGCTACCTGCGGCTACCGGGCGTTTGCCTGGGCGCTGCTGGCGCTGCAACCGTGGTGCCAGCGCACAGCAACCAAGGCGCCCATGGCAAGGGCGAGCGCATAAAGGCGCACGACCGCTACACGGTCCCGGCCTGCCACTCATGCCACGCCGAGATCGACAGCGGCAACCGGCTGTCCCGCGCGCAGAAGTTTCACGCGTGGGATATGGCCTATGCCGCCTGGGAACCCGTTCGTGCGCTCGAGCTTGCTGCCCAGGGTAGGGCGCTCAAGGAGCTTCCCACCAGCAAGGTGGTGCCGCGGGCCTTCCTCACATCACAACCACCACTCTCCGAGGCAGCAGCTTGATATGGCCATCATTCGCGGGCCAAGACCCGAAAGCAACTTCTACCTTCTCGACAAGGCCATCAGTGAAGACCGGCGGCTTGGCTGGGCTGCCCGGGGCCTACTCGTTTACCTGCTGGGTAAGCCTGACCACTGGCAGGTCAGCGTGCAGGCCCTGATTAACGAGACGACGGGCGCCAGCACCAGCAGCGGCCGAGACACCGTTTACAAGCTGCTGGGCGATTTGGAGGCTACTGGCTACATCACACGTAGGCAGGCGAAGGCCTCAGCGGGCAAGTTCGCACCCATTGACTATGTGGTTTCAGAAGTGCCGGTTCGCGCCGGCCAGCCGCTTCCGGCTTTACCGCATACGGAAAAGCCGGAAGCGGCAAAACCACCGGTTACGGATAATCCGGAAGCGGGTGGCGCACCGCTTCCGGAAAAGCCCGACACGGTGAGTGATCATCCGCTTCCGGAAAATCCCGAAGCGGCGATGAACCCACCGCTTCCGGCTTTACCGTATACGGCTCCACCGCTTCCGGCAAAACCGACACTAGTAAGTATTGAAGTTAAGCAAGGATTGAATGGAAGCAATCCCCCTTACCCCCAGGGGGGGCTGGATGGGACGGAACCGAAGAAATCCAAACGCAAGCCGACCATCACGCTGCAGACGTTCATCGCTGACTGCAAGGCGAAAGGCGAGAAGGCCATGAGCGAGTACAGGCCTGTGATCGAGTACGCCGAGACTACGGGGATCGGCATGGACCTGCTCGGCCTCTGCTGGGACGAGTTCAAGCGCCGCCACTTGCCTGGCGGGTCCTCGGACAGCAAGCGGTACCGCGACTGGCGTAAAGCATTCCTGAACTGCGTCCAAGGCAACTGGTTCAAGCTTTGGTACATCGACAAGTCGACGAAGGAATTTGTCCTCACCACCGTGGGCGAACAGGCCCTGCGTGCTACGCAGGAAGCGCCATGACCGAGCCATACGCCCTGCAGTGCGAGCAGTCAGTACTTGGCGCGCTGCTGCAGCAGAACGATGTGATCGACCGGCTCGGTGCCCTGCGCGCCGAACATTTCTACCGGGCGGACCATCGAGCGATCTTTGGCCTGATCACCGAAATGATCACGAATGGCGTGGGCGCAGACGTGGTCACGGTGTTCGAGCGGCTGCGTGCGATGGATGCCGACGCGGCTGATCTTGCGTACCTGAACGACCTGGCTCTCAACACGCCCAGCGCAGCCAACGTGCACCGTTACGCCGAGACAGTGGTTGAAAGGGCGCAATGCCGTTGGCTAGCGCGGGCAGGTAGCGAGATAGCCGCCATGGCTAACGATTACGGTCGGGACACCGCCGCAGCAATGATCGACGCAGCGCAGTCGAAGCTGGAGGCCCTGGCGAGCACGCGCGAGCGGAAAGATCCGATCCTCGCTGCTGACGGCATGGGTGAGTACTTGGCCTTGCTCGAGCAGCGCGTGGATGGTGCTGGTGCCGATTGCATCAGCACAGGGTTTGCCGACCTCGACCGCCTGTTGTCTGGCGGATTCCGCCGCGGGGAGCTGATCGTCGTCGCTGGCCGGCCGAAGATGGGCAAAACGGCACTCGCACTTGCCTTCGCCCGCAATGCATCCCATACGCACAGCGCCGGCGTCCTGTCGCTCGAGATGCCGCTTCACCAGCTGCACGACCGCAATATCGCTGCGCTTGGCGGCCCATCGCTTCAGCAGCTGCTGGCGCCGCGCGCGTGGGGCAACGAGGAATGGACGATGGTGACCTCGGCTCTCCAGCAGATCGAGCACCTGAAGCTGAGCTTGGACGACCAAGGCGGGCTGCGGCTCATGGACGTTCGCCAAAAGGCACGGGCCATTAAACGCAAGCGCGGGCTGGACCTGCTGGTGATCGACTATCTCCAGTTGATGGACGGGGAGGGCGACAACCGGAACAACGTCATCGAAACGATCACGCGCGGCCTGAAGTCGCTCGCGAAGGACATCGATGTCGCCGTGGTGCTGTTGTCTCAGCTCAATCGCGACCTTGAGCGTCGGCCGAACAAACGTCCCCAGCCTTCAGACCTTCGAGATTCCGGCGCTATCGAGCAAGACTGCGACACGCTGATCTTCGTCTACCGCGATGAGGTCTACAACCCCGACACGGTCGACCAGGGCATCGCAGAAATCATCGTGGCGCTGTCCCGCCAGGGCGCACCGGGCCGAGTGGGGTTGCGCTATGACGGCCCGCATACACGCTTCCGCGATCTCGTGCCCGGAACCATGTTCGGCGCGGGCCCGGCAAAGCGGGTGACCCGTGGCGGGCTGAAGGACTGAGCGATGGCAACGAATAACCGAAAGCTGTTGGCGCTCGGCCGGTTGAAAGCTGGCGCTATGAACAAGACCGAAACCGCCTATGCGGCGCATCTGCAGCAGCGCGTCAACGCCGGCGAGGTCTCATGGTTCAAGTTCGAGGGGATGAAGCTGCGGCTGGCCGATAACACTTTCTACAGTCCGGACTTCGCCGTAATGCTGGTGTCGGGTGAGCTTGAGCAGCATGAAGTGAAGGGCTTCTGGCAGGACGATGCCAGGGCGAAGATCAAAATCGCGGCCGACATATACCCATTTCGTTTCGTGGCAGTGATGGTGCGATCGCGCAAGCAGGGCGGTGGTTGGGAAACGGAGGAATTTTGATGAGCAAAGCATTGATCGACCAGGCGCCGGCCTACGACATGCACGGAAAGGTGATGTTCATGGTGCGCTCAGGCGGGTACGTCATGGTGAAGCGGCCGCGGTGCGCGCCGTTCGTTCTTACGGAGAAAGAGTGGCGCAAGTTGCCCAAAGTCGAAACTGACGCCCCGGGTCATGGAGATAACCGATGACACCGCAATTCGATGCCGATCACCGAAACGCGGCGGTGACGCGGGTGCTGAGAGCCGCTGGCAAGCCGCTCACTCCGTCAGAGATAGCTCTGGCGATACGCGAGCCGTGGTGCGTCTATGACGACGGCCCACATACCAAAACTGCCGCGGTGTCGCCGGTGTGCAAGCGCATTGGGGCAATCAACGAAGGCCGCGGTAAATGGGCGGCAGATCCGAAATGGGAGGTTGCATGAACTGCAAGCCTGGAGACTTGGCAATTTTGGTACTCGAGCCGGGTTCACCTTTGAGGGGAGCGGCCGGACGAATCGTCTCGCTCAAAAACGAGCCACCATTCTGGAACGGTGGGCTATGGCACTGGCGCCTGAGTGAGCCGCAGACAGTCATCTTGACGGAAAGTGTCTTGCAAGGGGCTCGCGTGTACTTGGCGGGGAATCCTGTCGCTTTCGACAATGCTCCCGACATGAACTTGCGCCCGATACGCGGCAGTGATGATCAGGTAGAAGCCCCGATGGGGCTGACCAGCGCCCAACTGGAGCCGGCATGAGCGACGTGATGTTTTATGGCGTCCTCCAGATGCCATTCGAGATGGCTATGGATACGCATCTGTCCCGCCTGCAGTTCCATGGCCGGGTTCAGGAAGCCCTGGCGCGGCTTGCTGCCGCCGAGGAGGACGCTGAACGGTACCGATATCTGCGTGAAGGGCGGGCAGCGGAGAACATCTTGACCCATACCGGTGCAGAGCTAGACAAGGCAATCGACGATGCACGAGCCAAGGAACGCCGATGACACACAGTCCTGCCAGCGAGCGCGGTGTTACGGCTAGCCAAGGGCGAATTGGCAAGAAACGGGGAAAGGTTATGCCTGAGAAAAAGCTGATGAACGGCACACGGCAGGAACAAGCTGTCGTCGTAAAGACAATCGGCGCCCGCATGAGGCAAGCGCGCGAGCTTTGCAATCTGTCCCAAAGCGCTGCTGCGAAGCGCTTGGGATACAGCAACTCGTCGAAGCTGTCGAAGGTCGAGGGGGCGACCGACACGAACAGCGTCCCGCTGTGGTTGATCCTACGCGCTGCCCGCGTCTACGAGGTGTCGGTCGACTATCTCTTCGGTATGACAGACGACTGGGAGATTGGCGCGCGTATGACGCAGGAGCGAGAGGTGTCGGCCTGGCTGTTCGATGCCATGGAAAAGTCCAGGCTGCGCGAAATGGAAATTCTGAAAAAATTGCACGATCGCGTCGAAGTCATGGGCGAAACGGTTGCTGTGATTTGCCCGGCGGCAACCGACGTGGGCGAGGCATTGGCGCGGTTCATTGAGCTCAACCCGAAATTTCAGGACATGCGTGGAGGTGCGACGCTCATGAAACAGGTCAGTCGCGCTGCCGCGGCTGCTGCCGCGGCGCAAGGGAAGTTGGCTCGGTTCCGTGTCGAGTGTTCCATGGCCGCAGCCGACACGCCTCAGCACAGCCTTGCTCTCTAGACTTCAATAAGCAATCAATGGCAGCAAAACCAAAGCTCACCGCAGAGCAGTGGTCGAGCGTCCGGGAGCACTGGGAGCGTGACCAGCGGGAGGGGTACGCGTGGCTGATCGACGAGCTGGGTCTTCCTGTGTCCGCTCCAGCCGTCCGCAAGGCCGCAATCCGGGATGGCTGGGCGAAGCAGGGTACTGGGGATGAGTGCACGGTCGGTGCCACCGCCGAACGCAGTCCGAACGCAACTCGAAAAGCAGCTCGCGACGGGGCCTCTTCCGGTCCAGCGCGCAAGGTTTCCAAGGTTCCCGGAAACCATCGTGCCAAGGTTTCGGAAACCATGGGAGAAACCATCGAAACCATGGCAGAGAGGCCCCTGCCGACGATAAGCGAGGTGGTAGAGAGGGACCCCGACCAGTTCGGCGTATTGGCGGAACTCTCTGATTTAGAAGAGATTTTTGTTCGCGAGTACATGGTCGATTGGAATGGCACACAGGCCGCCATCCGGGCTGGGTATAGCGCGAAAAGCGCCGCTCAAACGGCATGGTTTCTCTTGAGAAAACCGAAGGTTCAAGTTGCGGTGGAGACCCTTGCGTCAGCTCGGGCCCGCCGCCTGGGCATCGACGCTGAGGAGCTGATGCGAGTCTGGTCAGCCGTCGTCAACCTGGACGCGAACGAGATCTCGCAGCTTCGCCGGGTGTGTTGCCCTTACTGCTGGGGCAGGGAACACCAGCGTCAGTTCACGCCGGCCGGACTGGAGGCGGCGAAGCGCCAGCACGATAAGGACCGTGCACGCCGCCTCGGCATCGATAGCAATGACGACATCGGCGATTTCCCACCTTACGAAGACTCTTGGTACGACAAGCGCAAACCGCCCGCTGAGGACTGCCCGGAATGCCATGGTGAGGGCATGGCGGAAACGTTCTATGCGGACACCCGCCATCTCTCACCCGCCGCCCGCCTTGTCTACGCCGGCGTTAAAGAGGGTCGCGACGGAATTGAGGTGCTGACTATGAGCAAGGAGAAGGCGGCCGACAACCTTGCCCGCGCGCTCGGGCTTTTCAAGGACAAGGACCCTGACGTTACGGTGGTGAACGTCGCCGGCGAGGAGCTGTTGCGCGTGTACGAGGCCAAGATGCAGCAAGCGCGCGCCCGCCAGATGGTGGTGCTCCAGGAACGAGGCATGATTGAAAGCGTGGACGCGCGACCGGACGCCGGCGGGCTGTAGATGGCCGCGAAGCGCAAGATCCGCAACCTGCTCGGCGATCCGCGGTACGAAGCGTTCGTCGAGCGCTATCACGCCGATCCGCTTCGGTTTGCTGTCGAAGTCACCGGGTTCATGCCGAGCGCTGACCAGGAGGCCCTTTTCGAAGCGATCATCCCGGCCAATGCCAAAGTCTCGGCCGTATCGGGTACCGGTACCGGCAAGACAGCCAGCTTTGCCCGAATTGCGCTCTGGCACCTGCTTTGCTTTCCTGTCGCGGCGTATGACGGGAAAGTGGAGGTCGGCTCGAACACCTACATAGGCGCCCCGTTCATCCAGCAAGTCGCGGATGGCATTTGGAAAGAGATGCAGGACGCTCGCATCGCGATCGCCAGCGGGCCGCACGCCTGGATCAACGATTTCTACACGATCACCAAGACACGCGTCCACGTGAACGGATACGCGGAGCAGTGGTTCATCTCGCAAATTGCGATGAAGAAGGGCGAAGCGATCGGCGTCGCGGGTAAGCACCGCTACTGGCAGCTCATCATCATCGACGAGGCTGCCGGCGTCTCGGATGACCATTTCGACGTTATCGACGGCACCCAGACCCAGCCTGGCAACCGCACGCTGATGGCGTCCCAAGGCGCCCGAAGCGCCGGCCGCTTTTACGATTCGCACCACACCCTGTCGGTCGACAACGGCGGCAGCTGGCGCGCTCTACGCTTCAATTCCGAATGTTCGCCGTTCGTCACGACCAATTGGATCCGTGAGCGGGAGTCCGAAAGCGGAGGCCGGCACTCCGTCGAGTATCAGATCCGCGTGCTCGGCCTGTTCGCCCAAAGCACCAGCAACGTTCTGATGACGCGCGTGGATCTGGAAGCCGCCTTCGAGCCGCGCAAGTTGATCGCCGACGACGAGCCATTCGGCCTGGTGGTGCTGTCCGACGTGGCGCTCGGCGAATACCGGGACGATTCAGTCGCGATCGTGGCTAAAGTCATCGGCGACGCCGACCACGGGCCCGAAGCCCGGCGGGTAGAGTTCATCGAGATCCCGGTTTGCTCGAACGACAAGAACGAGATCGACCTGGCCGGCGATCTGGTGAACCTAGTTGGCAAGCTGTCCAATGCGACCCTCTACGTCGATGCCGGCGGCGTCGGCGCCACGGTGTGCAAGCTAATTGAGCGATCGGGCGCGACCGTGGTCCGGGTGAACTGGGGAGCGCCGTGCTTCAGGAATGAATACAAAAAGCGCTTTTACAACCTGCGCGCGTGCGCGATGGTGCGATTCCGGGACGCCATCCGGCAGGGCCGTGTGCTCTTGCCGCAGGGAATCAGCAAGAAGCTCCGGGAAAAGATCATTGGCCAGGGATCCCGGCTGCCGTACCACTTCAGCGAGGCCGGCGGCCTGCGCTACGTCATGGACAGCAAGGAGAACATGCGGCGCGATGGTATCAAGTCTCCAGACTTGATCGATGCTATGAGCTTTGCGTTCCTTGAGGGCGCCACATACGTCGTCGCTGACGCAACAGCATCGGCGTCCACATCGCTCACTCAATCGGTGCTTGAAAAAGCGGAGGCGTTGCTTGCCGGGGTGTGACGCCGGAGTGGCGCGCGTCACGCAACTGGGAAAACCAACACCGCCGGCGGGCAATCGGCCTTCTACCATCCGTTGGAGAAGGAGCATTCCCGATGCAAACGAAGGTCATCACGTACAACTTGCGGGACCGCGGTCGCCAGTATCGCGGCAAAGACCGCAATTTCAACATCCGCGCCATCGTTGACGCGATCAATGGCCCAGCCTGCCAGGAGCGGGTGAAGAACCGAGATCTCCATGGCTATTATGGCCATTGGCCGCGCATCAAGTTCGGAATGAACCCCGCAGAAGGCGGCTTGGATGCCGGCCGGCCGTCGGTGGTTGAACCGGCGCTGGTGACAACGCTCCTTCGCGCAAGTCCCGACGGGACCATCGAGCACCAGGCCGAATTTCTGAACAATGACCCAGGCCAGGTGGCCGCCAAGCTCTACAGCAACCGGGTGGGTGGCTTCAGCTCGGCGATCGACCAACATCGCCCAGAGTTCTTCGGCTTCGACTACGTCCTCGAGCCGAACTACTCCACCAACCGCGGCTACACGCTCGACGACGTTGGTGACATGACGCTGGATGACATCGAGGCGGCCATCTACGACGAACAGATCCGCGGCGTGATGCGGCTTCTTGACTCCGCTCACGATGAGCGCGATCGCGCGTGCGAGGTGATCGAGCGACTGAGCACAGAGAACGAGCAACTGCTGTCCCTCCTGGCGGCGAAGGGCGTCGATGCCTTGCCAACGCTCGACGCCGCGCCAATCTCGGCGATTTCAGTGTCGATGGATTCGGTAGAGCGGATGCAGCGTGACGCCAGCTTCTTTAAGAGCACCGCGTCCCTTCCTACGTTTGCCGAGCCTAAACAATCCGCCGATCCGGTATTGCAGATGCCGGGGTACGCGCGGCTGCTGAACCAATATGCCGGCCGGTAAGCTGACATGCTGCAACCAGTGAAGGAAGCCCTCGGGCAGTTTTTGGGACGGTTCTTTGCCACCGTCGTGCCAACGACAAAGCCGCTGCAGCCTTACGTGCTACGCCCATTGACCAAGGCAGTCGTCTGGGCGCCGGCGCGCATGATCGACGCTGCCGAAGAGATGCTGGCGCTGTGGCTTCGCGCCAACCTGGACGGCGGGCCAACATCGCCGCCAGACCTCCCCGTGTTGATTGTGGCCATCGGGAAGGATTTGATGCCCACCGGCCGCGACTACACGCGCCAGGTGGCTGATCGACAGATGGTGCTGATTCCCGGAGATGAAATGGAACGCCTGTTTGGCCTGCGCACGGCGGCCGGCGACCTGCGGGCGCAACTGGTCATCATTGCCACCGACGAACCGTCGGCCCATTCGCTGGCGGCGCAATTCCTCCTGTTCGTGGATGCGACCGACAACCGTCGGTTCGAGGCCACCTACCGGTTTGGGGGCATCGACACCAAGTGGCCAGTGCAAATCGAATCGCCCGATGCGCCGGCGATGTCGATCCAGACTGAATCCAAGAATCTGACCATCCTCGCGATCGACATGACGCTACACATGACCGTGCCAATGTTCGATGCACCCGCCGTCGGGCAACCGAATGACGGAAAGGGCGTGCCAGGAACGGATGACCCGGCCGGCTATCCGCTGGTGCAGACGATCAGCGTGAACGGCGCAGAACTCGGTGGCGCCGCAGGTGTCGCGGCTATCTCGAATGCAGCATTGCAATCCTCAAGCCAGGCCAACTCATGATCCAGATTCAAGCAACGGTTGCAGGCTATGGCGGCAAGCCGTGCTCAGTGTTTTCTGTCTATGACCCGGGCGCGCGGGTGCTGGTGGTGGGAGCCGAGGCCGACTATCGGACTGATCGCCGACCTGAAGCCATCGTGCTGACCAACGTCCCGGACATCGCGCGCGATTGCTTGTTTTCGGACGCGGAACTCATGGCGGCTATCTCGGCGTATTTCGCTCTCAAGTCTGGAGTGGCGGCAGACCAGAAAAGCCCCCGGCTTGTCTTCTCCGATCGCGCTGCTCGCGCGAACCCAGAGAATTCGATCGATCGTGACGGATTCGATACGAATGGCCCGAAGTATCGGGTGTCGGAGGGCATCACATGCGGCCAGATCGCCACGCTGGCCAGCTGCTGGCATGTGATGAAATGCGACACGGTTGAGCAGACGGTCAAGATGGCTGAGTCCTTCCGGGATCTGCTGGCCGGCGACATCCTCACGATCTAGGGGCCAAGGTGATCGACAGGGACACACGCGCGGCTCGGTCGTTCTACCGTGAAGTGCGCAAATACGCCGACAGGACAACGGATTGGGACACGTCCGCCATCTTCTACGAGACGAAGCCGGACGAGGAGTTTGATCTGACGCTGGTGTCGCAGCGTGTGTATGGCCGGCGTGACGAGTTTCTGGCCGTCATGGCGGCGGCGGGACTCGACACCGTCGATCAGCCGCTCAAGCAGAAGCGGATCGTCCTCCCGAACGAGGGGCAACTCATCACGATCAAGCGGCGCACGGGCTTTGAGTCGATCGATGCCCAGCGCTTAGGCCATGCGCCGACCTGGGCCGAGCTCAGGCCATGACCGACTGGCTAGGTAAAGTCCGCGGCCACATCGGCGAGGCGAACAACCGCTTCGATGTCGATCGGCGTGAGCGCGCGGCGGCGGGTAAGGAGCCCGCCAGCAAAAACATCATCCTGACCGAGCGGGAGGTGCGCGGTGACTGGGACGCCAACCGGGTGTTGTTCACGACACTTGGTGGCCAGGTCCGGCCGATCACCGCCGACGATCTAGCGGCCTTTCGCCACAACATGCGGCAGGCCGAACGCCGGTTCAAGGGCGGGCAGGGCATCACTGCGCGCCAGGTCATTGATCAGGCTTCTGCGAAGCCCCTGCGATACGTCTCGACCGGTGAGCCAGGCAGCGACATCGACAAGGCGCGCCGGGAGATAACGAGGGGTGTCCCGGTCTCAGCGCTCAACGGGATGATCCGCTTCATTACCAACGCCGGACCCGACTCCAAAGTGCACCGGCACCATGTTGTGGTCAACCTCCACGAGTTTGAGGCCGCAGCAGCGCAGGTGGCAGCATCGTCGACCAAGGACCGGAAAACGCCCAAGCAGGTAGCCAACTGGCTACGCAAGCAGAAGTTGTCGTTCGACTGCGACTGCGAGCGCCACCGGTACTTCTTCCGCTATGTCGCGAGCATCGGCGGCTTTGCGGCCGGGCGCAAGGAGACTGGCTACCCGAAGATCAGGAACCCACGGCTGCACGGCGTGGCCTGCAAGCATGTTCTGCGGGTGATGACAGAGCTGGAGTCCTCGAATGGAGTGCTCCGCTTCCTGGAAAGGCATCTGCAAAGCGTTTCCGAATACAAGGCGCGCACGCAGCTGACCGAGGCCGAAGCCAAAGAGGCAGTGCAGGCCAAGTCATCGACCAAGATCAAGACCAGCAAGCAGCGCGCGACCGAGGCAAAACGGGTCCGTGAAAAAACCGCGTTGACCCGCGCGGCCAAGGCCGCCGCAGCCAAGCCGCCGAAGAAAACGGCGCCGGCGTCGCGCCGTTCTTCCGCGGCGGCCGCAGCTGCTCTGGGCGCGCAATTCAACCTTTCGCCAGAACAGGTGATGGCCATCCTGGCGCAGGCTCAAGCAAACTCGAAGGGATAAACCTATGCTCAGCAACGTGCCTCAGGCCGTCAACCGCATGACTCGCAATGTGGTGATGAATCATCCCAACTCATTCAATTGTCAGGTGTTCCGCAAGGTCGTCACCCGCGCGGCGCCGGAGTCGGTCGGCGGCGCGCCCAGTCTTGGCGGCCTGGGAGTCCTGGACTCGATGGACGAAGAGCAATTCGACTACGTCCACCTGGGCAACGGATACGCCATGCCGGCGGATCGCTTTTCTGTCGCGCCGATGGTGCGCGCCGGCGATGCGAACATTGGTGCTGGTGACGAATTTCGGTTTCTGATCGAGTGCGAGGAGCCGTCCGGTCATGAGGATTGGTTCGACGTGCGCAGCCATGACGTCATCTACCTGCTGCTGGGGCAGGGGCCTCAGGCGGCCCGGCTTGCCTTCGAAGTGATGGGGACCGAGACCACGTCAGACATTCCCCCATACACCACCCGGTATGTGACCAACCGCCGGGACGACCTGCACCTTCCTGCGGGCGCGTAAAAGCGGAAAAAGCCACGGCCTGAATATCAACGTCCCTCGGAGAATGCTCGGAAGTCGGCTGTGCCCGGCAATCCAGTGTTTGAACTTCTCCGAAAGGACACGATTACATGACCAAGCGCCATCAGGACTACTTCAAGCGCGAGACTGCCGAAGTCGCCAGCTTTGTGGGTTCCTTGAAGGAAAACGCGCACAAGGGCGGTACGTTCGACTCCGCTGCTGCGGCCGACTTCATCTCAGCGGCCACAAACCAAAGCACCAGCGTCAAGATCCCCGCGACCCTGCAGGCTGTATTGGATGAAACCAAGGGCGAGGAGCAAGCCGCCTTTGTTACGCGAGCGGTGCTGGACGGCGTTTCCGCCTATGAGTCACAGCACGGTAGCGAGGCGCCCGCTGACGTGGTGGAGACGGCGCTGCACGCGGCCTATGCCACCACCGATGCCGCCCGCCGCCAGTATCGCCTCGATTCAGCGACGTCCTCGCACCACGACCAAATGTCGTTGCAGCCGAATCGTGCAGTCGTTGCGATCCTGTCGGCAATGGGCGAAGCGATCCCGTTTGCCCACTACCTTCCGGCGGACATTGGTTCAAACGAAGCACGCCTTGCGATCATGACTCACCACGCGGGCAGCACCTTCGGCGCATACGCTCAAGGCGCGCTTCTCGATGGTGTGTCGTCCGGTGACACCTACATCAGTTCCAGCCGTGTGCACACGTCGGTTCCAGTCAAGGAGACTGGCGCCATCACAGGCAAGCTCACCAAGTTGCAGGCTACGGAAGACACCTGCGATCCAGAAGCTGGGAACCTAAAATTGCTGCGGGGCCGTTCGATCGTCTACGTGGACGGTCGAGTTGCTGCGCGAGAAGTTGACTCATCGGGCAGCGGCGCTTCGGCCGTCTCTGGAACTTTGACAATCGGGGGATTGAGCTACGCAATAGGCGGGACGATCAATACCGACACGGGCGCCTATGCGTTGACCTCGACACCTCCGTTGCCAGGTACGGTAAGCGTGGTCGTGGAGGGCTTCATCGACTTCGAGCGCGATGGTGACCTGACGCCCACGGTCATTTCGGCGGTCAACACCTACACGCTGCATGCCAAGCCGTGGCGCGTCACCACGCACCAGACCATCGATAGCCGCACGCAGATGGCGAACGAACTGGGCTTGGATCCCTACAGCGAGAGCGTGATCGCCATTCAGGCGCAGTTCGCCAATGAGCGTCACTACGACGTCCTGCGCAAGGGGCGGCGCCTCGCCGCCCTCAACACCGCAACTTTCGACTTCGCATTGGCTAGCCAGCAGGCGCAGAAGAACCGAGCCGAAATCTGGCAGGACTTCTCTTACCCGCTTGGTGTCGTGTCGCAGAAGATGGCTGAAGACACGATGAATCACGGTGTCACGCATCTGTACGTTGGCAAGCGGGTGGCTGCTCAACTACTTGGGCTTCCCAGCACGGTTTTCCAACCGTCCGGAATTGCCCCGCGCCCGGGAATCTATCGTCTTGGCCGACTGTTCGGCCAGTACGACGTGTACTACACCCCCAAGGGTTTGAAGGAAACCGCGACCAGCGCACAGATCCTCGCCGTCGGCCGCGCGACCGATGTCACACGCAACCCCGTGGTACTCGGTGACGCCGTCCCCCCGACAGTCGTTCCGCTGTCGATGGGACGCGACATGCAGCAGGGCGCCGCGTTCTATGCCCGCAACTTCACTGCGGTCAATCCGCACGACCCATCGGCGCGCGGTTTTGCGCTGATCGACGTCATCAACATGTAAAGGGGCAGCCAAGACATGACCCGAACAATCGAATTGGGTGCTCCTTCCGTAACTGGCAAGGACACAGCCGCTCTTCTGTTGGAGACGTTCGCCGAGGCGAAATTCCCACTCAAGGTCCTGGTGAAGAACCTCATGCCGCGCGACGTGGTGTTCCCGGAGGTCGCCGGCTTGCTGCTAAGCCATGTTGCGAGCGCGACCGGTACCGAGCGTGAGGTCGTCATCAATGATTTTGATTTGATGCAACGCCTTGTGTCGAGTATCGAGCAAGTAGCTGAGCTGAACGGTTACGAATCGGCAATCACCATCGCCGAGGTTTTGGAGGTGGAAGTCGAACCATCGAAAAAGCCGTCTGATGGATTGTCGTTCGAACAGTTGAAGGACGCACTGAAGCAGCGCGGCGTCGACTTCGCTAGTAACCCGAAAAAGTCAGATCTCGCGGCACTGCTCGACGCTGCGGCCGCTGGTGCTAGCGGCGCTTCGCAGTCGGTTGCAGGTAGCTCGACCGCCACGCCCAACAGCTAAACCAGGAACGAAGAACATGGTCAACGCATTCGTACGACAACTTGGTGCGGAATCGGGCGTGCAGCTGAATCCGCTGCGTGACGCTTCTGAAATCCCTGCAGCGGATACTTCAGATCAGGTCTTCGCCATCATCATGCGCGCCACACGAGGTCGCATCGATAGGCCTTTTGCGGTGGATCGAGGAAATGTTTTGACTCGCCTCGGCCGCGGTGAGCAGGTGCGTGTCACTGCTTTGAATGAGGCCTGGGTGCATGTTGTCGAAGCACTGAACAAAGGTGCGAGCCAGGCAGTCGTGCAACGCTTAGTTCCATCTTCAGCAACGATCCAGTGGCTGGTGATTTCAAATGAGCTCAACTACAACCTGTCGGCCCGCACTGGAAAATACTGGTTCAACGTGATGGACGCTCTGCCGAAAGAGCCATATCTATTCGCTATCAGGCACCTGGAATGCTTCAACGATGGCATCGTTGTCGAATTCCACGCTGACTCATTTGAATCAGGGTCAATCGTTTCCCCTAACGATCGGCTGACGATCCGAATCCGAGATCGAGACGGCACTCTTCTTTACGACATTACCGGATCGCTGAAGGCTGATGCCCTAGACGACTACGGCAACTCCGCGTATCTGCCAGATCGGGCGCTGGCGCAAACAGATGCTGTGGAGATTGTCGTAGGGTCAACTGGAACCGATGCGGTGATTTGGCCCGGCTCCGCCGCTTATGGCTACGACTCCAATGGGCAGCAAAAGTGGGCACGATCGCATCTCGCTGTCTGCTTTAAGGAGGGTGGAACAGCCTATACCACCCAAGACTACGCCGAAGCTCGCAAGGCTCTGCAACACACGCAGTTGGACTATGCGTACATTTCGTCGGGCGGTTCTCAGGCCCCCGCACTGCTTGCACAGCTCGCGCAACTAGCGTTCGACACGAATCGTCAGCTTCGCTTTGGTGTGCCAGGCAACTTGAAGCCTGACGCCGCGATTGCATTCGTGAATCAGTTGAACATGGGGGCAAGTCAGACTGCCCACCTGCTGCAGGCTTTTTGGACCCCGTTTAAGTCCGACGATCCGACCGGTGTGAATCCTCCTGGCTATTGGGGCACCGAGACACTCAATATCGCATATGCCTGCGGGCGCAACGCTGCAAGAAACGCGAAGGGATTCGCCCCGAAGAATTATCCGATTGCTGGCAGAGACTGGCCGGTGCAGCGCACTCGGATCAACCAGACCTATTCGCCCTCGAATCATGAGCTTCACTTGCTGGCGCGAGCCAAGATCAACCCGGTGGTCTATGAAACGTACACCGGCGGCGGTCGATATGTGTTCCGCGATTCGCTCACTTGCGCAATGGTCGAGTCGAGCTTGAAGAAGCTGATTTCGGTCGCAGACATGTCCACAAGCATCGACGAAGCGGTCACCCGTGCTGGGAAGGACTTCCTCCAATTGCCTATGGACATCGCTTTGAGGCGCATGCGCGACTTCTTGACATCACTGCTGGAGTCAGCACAGGCGTCCGGCTGGTTGGTGCCATCACTCGATCCGGCGATGAACGGGCGTGCATGGACGTTTTCCGTTGTGCCGAACGAGCAACGTCCGTACGACTCCATGGACGTCAGCTTTGGGGTCCGCTACGACGGTACCAATCGCCAGACCTTCGTCACGCAGACGCTCACCAAGTAAAGCCGCAGCCAAAGGACCATATATGAGCATGAGCGAAGTTCTGCGCGTCGCTATGGCGCGCCGCGAACCGGCTAAGACGTTGGACGCAGCCACGGACTCTTCGGAAATCGTGGGCGCCGACGCCTACACCGTTCACGACATTTCGGTGTCGGCTATCGGGGTGCTGCACCAGTGGGCAGAGACCGATGATCTTGACGATGGGGAAACGTACGCCGATCGCCTGATGGCCCTCTTCGTCGGCATCGCTGATGCAAACCACGACGGAGACGTTACTGAGGACGAGCAGGGCGTCCTCGAGGTCGCGCTGAACGCGGCATGGGATTACCTCGCCAAAGTCGGAGTGACGGAAGATGACGTCAGCGCACTTCTGAACGATTGGGACGCTACCGTCGCCGATCGCGTCCGAGACCTGGTGGCGTCCGTCCTTCCCGATGGCGACGATGAGGCTGGCGCCGAGATCGACAGCTTCGTGTTCAACGACGCCGACCAGGAACCTGCGCTGGATGCGGTGTACCGGAAGACGCTTGCTATCCGCGCGGGTAAGAAGGTGCGCATCAACAAGCGGATCTCAGGGACCGTGCGCCTTTCAGGCAAGCAGAAGGTCGCGATCCGAAAGGCACGGATGAAAAGCCATTCCGCAGGCGCGATGATGCGGCGCATGAAGTCCATGCGCATGCGGCGCAAGAGCGGGCTCTGAACCCTTTTAACCTTGGAGAAGGGGCCGTTGACCATGCGTCGGCGACCCCAGAGCGCTTGTGTCCACCAAGCTGAACGGCAATGCACTGGGTTCCGTCTGGGATGGCCTCTCTCGCCACCTAATTGCGACCTTCACCGAGGTCGCTAGGAATGAAGGCGGTGGCTGGGGCCACGTTGAGGGCAAGACGGATCCAACTCCCGTGCGTGCGCCGCTGACCGAGGCAAACCTTGAAGTGGTGCTCAACTGGCAAAGTCCGTTCGAGCAAGCTGGCCCAGAGTCGCGCGCGCCCACGCTCCTTGCGATGCTGCAGTCGGGCGTACTGCAGCCAATCATCGATGCGGTGGCACCCAAGGTGGAGGAGGGCGGCGTGCACAAGCGCGCCAACGAGTTCCTGCGCCAATTCGAGGGCCGTACCGGGGTGACCAAGCTGAACTCCATGCAGGTTTTCAACGGGATGCCGCCGGTCAAGATCACGGTGACTGCTCTATTTCGTGCTTGGCAAGACGCTGCCTCCGAGGTCGAAGCGCCCTTTGACAAGTTGATCAGATGGGCGCTGCCTGTTTCGCTATCCGAGGACGGGTCAGTGCTTGCGCGTGCAGTGGAGGCGGTAAAGGGCGACAAGGGATACATCGAGGCCTTACTGCCTTCCACGTCACCGACACGAATAGCCATGCATTACAAGGGCCGGACCTATTCGCCATTGGTGATCGAGTCGATCGGAATGCCGATGAGCTCGCCCGTCGACAAGGATGGCCGCTACGTGCAACTGGCGGTTCCGCTGACGTTGTGCACGCTCACGGCGATCGACAGAAAAGACTGGACGGCCGCTTCCAACATGTCGCTTTGAAGGACCGAAATTGATTCACTTTCCTCCGCTTCGAACGCGTCGCCTGACCATACAGTTACGCGAGCTGTCGATCAGCGAGTCTGTCGCCATCGCTGGAATGCCATCTCATCTTGAAGAAGCGGCCTGCACGGCGTTTCTTCGATCGGCGGTGGAGTCGGTCAAGGGTGCGGAAGATCCGGCCGCCTGGACGGTTCCGGAGCGTTTGCTGGCGGTGTGCCACTACTTGGCAGCCACTTCCGAAGATGGGCCCGACTTCCTGGTGGGCACTGAGGCGCGGTACTCGGACTATTTGGATGGGACGAACGACGTTCAGACCAACGTCGCGCAGGTCGAGGTCGGTACCATCGGAGGGGACGCCTGGTCTGCTCGTCACCTGACGGGTGCCATGGCCGAGTCCATCGAGCGGATGGCGGGCGAGGTTCCGGATAAGTCTGGTGCGCCGATCCCCGGCAGGCTCCATTGGATACTCGGTGCAATGGCCTCTCAGCTAGTGCGCAGCGGTGAAACGACGCCCGACGCGTCACTCGCAGATGGCGCCTATGACGAGTACCTGGTCGAGCGAATGAAGGTGATGAGCGCGTTTCCCGACAGCGATTTCACTGCGCTCATGATGGCTTTCTATGCTGGTCGCGAGAAGCTGTACCACCTCTTCCGCGTGGAGTTTGCTTCGGACGGCATTGTGGCCATGCCGAAAGGAGGGGCGGCAGCGAATCTGCCGCCGGCGCGATTTCCGGTTCATTCCTGCCTCTCCCAGCTGGCGCTCGACCTGGTCGGAAAACCTGTTGAGTCTCGCATCTAGCCTGACCCTATATTCCTCGACATCGCTGAGCGATGCTTTGCGCATGCAGCCCAGCACCGTCCAAGCATTCTTCGACGGAAAGCCGTACGACGACTGGACGAAGAGAAGGGAGGCTGAATTGAAAGTGCAGACAGGCATAGCGGATCGCCTCAATAACGTCGTTCGGGCTATCGGCGTGCTCAACAAGACGATCGCGAGAAGCCGATGATGAAGTTCGACGAAGTGGCGGCTGAGGCCGCGGCCATTGCAGCTTCGGGCAAAGCGACAACCGCCGGCGCGGCCACTGGCTTTTTGGGGTGGTTGTTGTCCGTGAATTGGATGGGCTGGGCCGGCATCCTGATCGCGCTCGCAAGCCTTGCGGTCAACGGCTATTTTCTCCGTCGCCGCGATAGGCGTGAGGCGGCCGAAAGCGCGATGCGGATCGTGGCGCTGCGCGCGCGTTGTGAATTGTAGGTCGAGGCCTTGCCATGGACGCTGAAAAAACGCTGAGCATCTCGGACATGGCGCGAGCTGCCGCGGACCTCGCGGTGCCACTGGCGGCGATTCGATCAGTGACCGAAGTCGAGAGCCTAGGACGTGGCTTCTATGCGGATGGTCGCCCCGTGATCCTGTTCGAGCGCCATGTCATGTATCGACGGCTCAAGCAGGCGCTGGGCGCGCGCCAGGCCGACGCGTTGGCAGCCAGACATCCCGACGTTGTGAATCCCACCTCTGGCGGCTATCGCAGCGGCGTGGTCGAGTGCGATCGGCTGGCCAAGGCGGCTGGTATCCACAGGGCGTGCGCTCTTGAGTCCGCGAGCTGGGGGCGATTTCAGATCATGGGCTATCACTGGAAGCTGATCGGCTTCAGTTCGGTGCAGGCCTTCGTGACTGCGATGTACAGGAACGAGGGGGAGCACCTTGCGGCTTTCGTCTTGTTCCTGAAGGCGAACCCAATTATGTGGGACGCGTTGAAGGCGAAGGATTGGAAGCGGTTCGCGGCACTCTACAACGGGCCGGGATACGCGGCCAATGCCTACGACAAGAAGATGGCTGCAGCGTTTGAACGATTCGATAGGGAAGGCATGTGATGAACTGGAATGACGTAGCCGGCGTGGTGCGTTCGGCAGCACCGATCCTCGGGGGCGTGCTGGGCGGCCCGGCTGGCGCCGCCGTTGGAGCGATTGTGGCAAAAGCGTTGGGTACTGAGGCAACGCCTGACGCCGTGTCGACCGCTCTGCTCAATGAGCCGAACGCTGCGACAAAGCTTCGAGAGCTCGAAATCAATTCGACGGTCCAACTGCAGCAGCTGGCGGTCACCGCCGAGCAGACCCGGCTGAAGGCGGCCGGCGAACAGTACGCCGCAGAGGCGGCTGATCGCGACAGCGCTCGAAAGCTTGCCTCAGGTCAGCGCAACGACTGGGTTCGGCCAACTATCACCCTGTTCCTAGTCCTTGGCGCGATCGGGATCGTTTACTACGTGCTTTCCGGCAGCGCCGCAGCTCTGCTCAAAGATGCGACTGCCAGTCTGACCATTGGCACGGTGATTGGCTACTGGTTCAACGAGCTGAAGCAGGTAATGGCGTTCTGGTTTGGAACGACGGGCGAATCTCAACGGACGAATGCCGAGGTGCGACAGTTCGCTGTGTCCCCCGGTAGTGTGACGCTGGAGTCGTCGGGCACCCACAAGTAGACGTTGGTAGGCGGAAAACGGTAGCCGCTCAAGGCTGGGCTCGGCCATACATTGGGCAGGCGCATTCAATACACCGCAAGGACACGAGATGACTGTATCCAACGCCGCCTACCTCCGGGGCTTCTATGACACGACCCGCGCCCTGGGCGCCAAGGTCATTTCCAGTGACTTCACGTTCGAGATCGAAGGCTTCGAGGGCAACTACCTCCTCTGCAAGCAGGCGCCCTGGCCAGAGCTCTCCCCCGGCGGCGAAATCGAAGTCCCAACAGTACTCGGCGCGACGATGTGGCAGCCTCAGCAGATCAAGGTCGCTCAGCAGGGGCCTATTTCCATGTTTGAAACGGTTGCGGGAACCGTCGACCAGATGTTGGTGAGCCTGATTACTCGGGGTGGCACGTATGCCAGCGGCGGCGCCACCTTCAATGCCAAAATTTACGAAGGTACCCCCACGAAGTACCTGCGCGCCAAGCGGATCATCGACGCATTCATTCAGATGGATGTGGCAGACCGTGACTGGGAGAACCGATCTCAGCCCCTGGCCTTCAGCGGCACGATTTTCTACCATTACTTCGGCGAAGTGATTCCTGGGAACTCCGGCGACTATCGCTGATGGCAACGCTGTCCGAACTCGCGCAGGCATTCATGTCAGGGGAGCGGCCGGCCGGTAACCTGCTGGACGAGGATGGCGTCAGGGCGCAGGCGCTGGCGGCCACGCGGTTTTATGCCGGCTTCGCCTTGCTGCGGTGCTTCGAAGGCGTTGAAGCCGAGCATGTCATTACGCCAGAGACCGTCATAACCCTTTCTGAGTGGGCGCTCATCCGGCCGCTCTTCCTCCTGTACGTGGACCGTGAAACGGCGATCCAGCTCGAAGCCTCAAGGACGATGGGGATTGACCCCTACGGGCGATCGGTCAGCGAAATAGCCACGGATATCACGCAGGCCGAAGCAGAAATGCCCCAGCGCGCGTTCTTCCAGCCGATAGTGACGATATAGGCCAGGCGTGATTCTGTTCCTCGCCAACGGCAGTCAGATCAGGGGCGACCTCATCAATTCCGCCGTGCTTCGCGCGGACCTGGCGCCCATCCCGCTCACGCTCGAAGCCGACATCCGTACGGGTGACGCCGAGCTCGAAAAGCTCCTGGCCGAAGGGCAAACGCTTTCCACCAGCAGCGGCGACGCCCTGCACATCGTCAAGTCCGTCAGGGTGGCGGGCAGGAATTCTCAGGGCACGCGCGAGTTGGCGGCTGTCCGCATCACCGCGCTGCTGGCCTCGTGCCTGGGGGTGGCGTACGTCCGCAGCCGCGCCATCATCAAGGAGAGCGCAGCGCTTTCGACGATCTACCGCGCTGCTGGCGCGACTATCCAAGCGGTCGATGCGGATCTGCCGGTCGCCCGGTTCTGCTGCCCGGTCGGCGGCACGCCAACGTTTCACATCGCTCGGGCTTTGCAGGAGGAGGGCGGCGTCGTCCGATGGAAGAGCGGGCGGCTGCAGTTCGCCAGACTCGCCGACCTGTTCAAGCAGACCCCGGCGAAGACGCTGCCTGACAACGCCGCCGACGACGTCGATGGCGGTTTCCTTGAGCGGCACCAGGTGCCGTGGTTCTACTCTTTGGATGCGGCAGGGAGCGTTGTGTTCGGTAACCGCGACAAGCCGAGGGTCGCACGCTTCTCGCCATTCAAGGACGCCCAGCGTTTGCGGAACATGACCCGCTGTCTCGTTCATCAGCGCACCGTCCGAATGTCTTTCGATGGGCGGATTGGTGCCGGAGATCTGATTGCGTTCGCCGGGGGCGCGCAACTGGCCGTCATTACTGCGGCGCATGTCTTCGAAAGCGGTACCGATGAAGGTGGCGCCAGCGAGACCTACACGCGGCTGTGGCTTGGCGCCCTGGAGGAATGATGGATTACGGTTTCATGGCCGGCCGTTACCCGGCCATCGTTCGCAGCTACGACAAAGACAGACGCACGTGCCGCGTTGAGGTCCCGGGCCTGACAGATGGTGCGGACGTACTGCCGGAGGCCGAAATTGAATATCCAATCGGCGACAAGTCCCGCGAGGGCGTTCACCCAACCGAAATAGAAATGCTGGCCGACGACCCTGTATGGATCTCGTTTATTGGTGGCGATCCGCGTTATCCAGTAATCACCGGCTATCGGAACCCTCAGGCCGGCAATTCGGTCGGGTGGCGCCGCTGGCACCATCCCAACGTCGAGATTCTCGGCGATGGGACCGTTCGCATTGCCGTGGGCCCGTCTGAGATTGTGCTGACTGCCGAGGGCATCAGCCTTCGCGGCCCACGTATCGACTTCAACTGACATGGCACTAGTATGGACTCCTGATCCCGCATCGGTGCCATGGCACGACGTCCAGGCGGATGAGGTGTGGAGCGGTGAAACGATATCGGCCAGCGATGCTGAGGGCGTGCTGACCGTCCTTGGCTACACCTGCGAGGTGATAGGTGCCGACGGTATCGACATAGTCGTGCAGGCCGGTGCGTCCGGCGTCAGCGTGGCAGCGCCCAGAGCTTTCACCCAAGCGTTCCCCCACCCGGACATCGAATACGTCGCCGCCGGCATATCGGGCCACTGCGTCCGATTTGACGACCTTCCGAAGGAGGCAGAGCAGGTGGTGCGGTTTGTGCCCAATCCGTCGAGCAGTAAGGATTGGACATTGCGCGTCGTGGCGCACTGCGCCGATGCGGTCAGCGGCGCCGCAGTCACCTTCACCTCTGATTTTGTCTTGCGGGTGTGGACGAACTTGGATATCGGTCGAGACGCTTTGAAGGCAGCCGTAAATGCCCGCCGTCGCTAGGCTTGGAGACACCTGCACGGGCCACGGGTGCTTTCCCGCGCGCGCGAGCGATCAGGGCTCGGACAACGTTTTCGTGAACGGCCGCCCCGCGCACCGCAAAGGCGATCACTGGCAGTCGCATTGCTGCAAATCCAAATGCCATGACTCTGTACTCGGCGCTGGTTCAAGCACCGTATTCGTGAACGGGCGGCCGCTGGGCCGAATCGGTGATCCGGTTGCGTGCGGGAGCGCTGTCGCGAGCGGTTCCCGCAACGTGTTCGCGGGCGGGTAGGGCACGGAAAACGACTGGCCAGGTGCAAGCGCTGTCCGTCTAACAATGCTCGCCTATGCATTGATTGGAACGCGTCATGAAAAGTCTTTTGTTCACCTTCGAAGACCTTTCGGTCAAAGACAAGGCCGCTCGACAAGCAGCACGATACTTTTCGCGTGCTGGCGCCAATGTCGTCCAGCAGGACGTGCTGACCGGCGTGCGTCGGACGTCGGGGATCACCTACCGCGAGATGGCCTTTACCTTCGCCGACTCCCAGCAGGTGACGCTCCGCATCAAGCAGTCTGGCGATATCTTCCAGGTGCTGCTGAACGGAACACCGCAACCAATCAAGAACCAGGATGACCACGTCAGCGCCATCGCAGAGATTGTGCAAGCCATGGACGCCGGCCGCTCCCGCTTCCAAAAGAAACTTGCTGCGGCTCAAGTGCGGACGCCCGCAGGGATACGCACTGCAGCACCGAAGATGGAAAAGGCACTCGCTGAAAAGCGCGACGCACTGCGGGCGGCGATCGCCGATGTGCGCGAACAGGTGGCTGCGGTGAAGGCTCCGAAAGTTCCCGCCGAAGCCTAAGCGGAAAACGCGGACGTCTGTTTCCCGCATCGGGCCATAGGATGCCCTGCATGAGCGAATCGACGTTTCTTCGAATAGAAAGTGCTGCGCAGTCTGGCGCCTTTGGCACCAACAGCATCCCGGAGCCTACAGAGGCCCAGTGCATTGCCGGCAACTACAAGGTGGGGCGCACCCAGCTTCACGGCCTCCCCATTGCCATCGAGCAGCCTCGCGGCAGTTATCGCACAGGCACCAACACGGCAACCGGTAAGCGCTGGTCGAGCCGGATGGCCGCGCACTACGGCTACATCAGCGGCACGAAGGGCAATGACGGTGACGCCGTTGACGTTTTCGTCGGCTTCTACCCTGACAGCGAGCTTGTTTTTGTCATCAACCAGAACATCGCTGGCCGCTTCGACGAGCACAAGGTGATGCTCGGCTTCCCCGATGAGGATTCGGCTCGCCGTGCGTACCTCGACAGCTATGAACGTAACTGGCAAGGGCTTGGCAGCATCGTGCCGGCGTCGATCGCTCAACTCAAGCACTGGCTAAAGCGAGGAGACACGCGTCTTCCCCTGCGTGCCGCCGACCTCCCCACTGAAGGCCTCGAAAACATGACCCGAACCGTACGCTGGGATGCCAACGCGCTTCCGAGCGAGAGCACCCTCGACCATGTGCTTTACGAGCTGCGCTACTCCGACGCAGGCGAAGGCCTGTTGATGGACGCGGTGAGCAGCGAAGATATCGCCGAGGACGCCGAGGGTGCGCTGACCTTCGACGCCCTGGTGTCGCCCTACGCGAAGCTGGAGCGGAGCATGGAGCTGCTGCGCGGCGTCCTGGAGCGCACGGGGGAGACGGTAAAGCCGCTGGCCATGCAGATCACCGAGCCCTTCAGGCAGCGAGGTGTGGCCAATGTGGCGGCAATTTTTGAGTTGTCCGATGGCCAGACCATCTCCATCTTCTTCCACAATCCGGACGTCACGCCCGGCAAGATGGCGCCGACTGACGAGGTGATCTCGTGGAAGTGGCTGCTCAACAAGAAAGACATCACCATCGTTGTGGCGCCGGAGCGCGGGGCCGACCTCAACGTGCGCGAGGTCGCGCGCCGCATCATGCGCTTGGCCGAAAAGAACAGCCCGGCGTTCCAGCGCATAAACGCTAAGCGCGCCGAGCGCATGAGCGCAATCCAAGCCTTAAAAGCCGAAATCGTCGACCTTGAGGCGGAGCTCACCGCAGCCCGGCACGAGCTTGAAGTAGCAAAAGTGGATGCGGAAGATGCGGCACAAGCCGTCGCGGCCGTTCCTGCTGAAGTGGTCGCTGTACCCAGTGGACCTCCGGCTAACGAGGATGCCGGATCAGATGCCGAGCACGGGAGCGTCCCAGTCGCCGCAGGAGCCCGCACGGTGCCGACCGAGGCCCCAGCGCCAGAGCCTGCCCCCAGCAGCGACGACCCGATCTCCACTGGTGCAAGAACACGAACGTTCGAGGACTATCTCGCCGAGGCCGGCGGCGATCCTTACCAGGCGGCGAATGCTTACTTCAAGTTCGAACTTAAAGAGCGCGTTGGGTCCGTTCGGACAGTGATCGGCGATGTCTTCCTGACCGGCTCTGGCTGGAAGGAAATGAAACGCGGCATGAAGTCAGATGACCTCAAGGCCCGACTAACCCCGCATATCCCAGACATCCTTGCCCACGGCATCTACTTGGGTAAGAGCGCGCTTTACAAACAGCGAAGCGACAGCTTTGTCGCCTTCCACTTCTTCGCCAAGACGATTGAAGTGGGTGAGGTAATCGTGACCGCTGGCGTCAACGTCGGGGAGCGCGAAAAGGGATTGTACGAATACACCGCTTACGGCCTAGGGCACAGCCTGCAAGAGGCTTGGGAAAAAAGAAAGGCACCCGTTAGCCCCGGTAACGAGCCAGGATCGGATGCCTTTCTGGATGGCTCGCGGGCCACCCTGGATTCGATTCTAGAAGAAACGCCAGGGGATTTCAACATCGTCATATTGGAGGTGGTAGACAAAAATACCGGCCGCCGTCTGACAGATCTGGAGGACGCGCCAGCGGCCACCGCTGGGGCGGATGATGAAAGCGCCGAACTGGTGGCCGCGGCTCTGGCGGCAGTGCAGGCGCACAAGCTGGCGCGGCTCAACGTCCGGGGTGGCCTGCCGTACTTCATGTTCCCGGCGGACGGCGTGGACGCAATTCTGTCCGACGAGTTGCGTGCGCAGGTCGAAGCTCAGCTTGGCGAGCCGCTGGTGGAGGCCATTTTGCCGGGCCTGGAAGCGCAAACCACGCTGGTGCCGCAGTCCGCAGTCCAAACGGTTGCGGCGCCCGACATCTCAGCCGCAGTGCCAGAGCTACTCGCAGCCGGTTTCCGCCGAGTTCAGGACAACGACTACGTGCGCGTTGTCGAGGTGGGGGATCAGAAGCTCCAGTTCAACGTTCGCGAGACGGACTCTGGTTTCATCGTTCGCATGACTGTGCGTTTTGGAGGCGGCATTACTGGTGCGGCAACCGGATTGGGTGTAGCTCCCGATGCTGCGTCGGCCGTTGCTCTGGTCAACACCGAAGCCGCCCGCCGTAAGGTCGACAAAATCATGGAGCCGTCGGACGCGTCCTTGGCTACGCAGCGGGGTGACGATGACCGCGCGCTGTTCCAATCCGTTATTGAAGGCACGGTGCCAGATATTCTGGCGCCGGACCTGGCCGACTCACTGGCAGCGGCCTACGAGCGCAACCAGGGCGACACCGAACTGGTATTGCTGTTCGAGCAAGCCGTTGCCGCCTATCAAAGTGCGATGCTCGCCGCTACGTCGGCGCTGGCGTGAAGGAGACCGCGATGAATTCTATGAACGCCGAGCGTGTGGCTTCCGATCCCGCCGTGGGTGCGATTGGGGCGTTGGCTCGTCTCAAACTTATCGGTGAGCTGGCGCGGATAAAGGTGAATCTGCAGTCGGCTGGCGCCGACCCGGCTGCGGCTCTCGAGCGGCTGAATCTAGTAGCACGAGCGAACCAGCTTCGAATCGAGCTGGGCGCCGTTGACACGACTGCGCCCGTGGATCCCGAGAGCGCGCCCGGTGAGCAGGACGAGCAGGCAACCGAAGATGATTTGTCGGATGACCCCAACAGCCCGAACTACCGGTACCGCGATACGGGATACATCGCCGACAGCCGAAAGGAAAAGGCGGCAAGCCTGATCTTCAGTGCGCGCAAAACCGGCCAGCGCCTGCGCGCCACCGATATCGACTTCGCTGCCATCGAGCAGAACCCGCGGCAGGCGAAAGAGATGGTTGTTAAAGCGAACTTGTTTGGCAAGACTGATTGGCAGGCGCTGAACGATGCTGGCATGGAGCCGGCCGCAGGCTTTCTGATCGACAAGATCTACGCCAGCATCTCGCCGGCACCCGCGGAGGATAGCCCGGGTGCACGCCGGGACTACGCCATCGGACTGGAGTCGATACGCGACCGCCTGCAGTCGGTCAAGACCGTGACAGACGTGCTCGAAGTCGTAGGAGAAATCCGCGATGAGCTGAACGGTACAACCCTGCGCCCCGACGAGTCCGAGCTGTACGAGCTGCTGACCGAGCAGATGCGGGAAATGGGGATCCGCGTTCGGTCGCTGGACAGTTCGAGCGATGCTGTTTACCAGGAGGCTCAGGCGGCGCGTCGCTCCTTCTATGCGGCCGAGGGGGTCGTAGATCAGCGCAAACGGCGCGGCTGGGTCATCACCGATGATCATCATCGCGCGGTGAACGACGCGAAGGTCCAGGCCGATGAACTCTGGGCACAGTTCGGCGCGATACGCGCGGATGTGAACCCGACGATCGATGCGCTGCGCAAGCAAATCATGGACATCAGTCGTCAGCGCGATGCCCTCATGCAGGCATGCAGAGCGCGCAATCTGGTCGAGAATCAGACCACGCGATCCTGGCTCACCTTCGGCGAACGTTTCGTAAAGCTCGTTCACTACCGAAATCTCCGGGGCTCGGATTCTTTCGCGGGGCATGTCACCAATGCCAAAGTCGGGAAGATCAAGGATTGGTCGTGGGCCGATAAGGAGCGGTCGACGGGGCCGCGCGAGGCTACCAAGCAAGAGGTCAATTTCCAGCTGCGAGTGGCTGACCAGTTTGAACGCCAGGGCGGCGCGCCTGTGTCGATCCAGTCGACGCAAGCCCTGAAGGACATGCTTGGCCTACGCGATGTGCAGTCCGGCAACTGGGTCTTGAAAGACCCGAACAGCGCCAAGTTTCATGTGGAGCAGACGGCAGGCGCAATGTCCGACTTGGCTGACATGCTCGGCCTTGAGGTTTCCGCGCTCGGGCTGGGCGGTCGCCTAGGCATGGCTTTCGGTGCCCGGGGCACAGGCGGTAAGAATGCAGCGCGAGCGCATTACGAGCCCGTCCATCGTGTCGTGAATCTGACCAAGATGGGTGGAGGCGGATGCCTGGGGCACGAGATCTTCCACGCCATCGACAACATCCTGCATGAGTTGGTGAACGAAGAGGCCACCGGCGCGAAGGGAGACTTCGTGACGCTCAACCCCGAACTGTTGCCACCCGGCGCAATTCGGGATGCGGTGGTCGGCCTGCGTAAGTCAATGGGGGCGGGCGATCACCGCCTAGCCGAGCGCATTGAGTTTACTGAACAGGACATCCGAGTGGCGCACGCGAACATCGACGAGCCACGCAACGCCATCGCGCGCGCCATTAGGGACGCTGGCGGTGCCGAGGCGGCGGTACTGGCCGTCGATGAGTACTTCAGTGGCCGTAGCGACCCGCGCAGCCTCAACAATCGCAAGCGCTGGCGCAAGATCGCGGCTGCGTTCTACGCTAAGACCGGCGAAACCTCGGCGACCCTAAACACTGGCCTGGCAGTGTCCAGCTTCGCCAAAGAGGCGGCTGTTCTCGATGATGGAAGCTACGGCAAATACTGGTCGAGACCGGAGGAAATGGCCGCGCGTGGCTTCCAGTCTTGGTTGGAGGACAAACTTGCCAGTGCCCGGCGCCGCAACGATTATTTGAGCGTGTACGCCGACAACAAACATCACGTTGATCCTGTGTTCGGGATCGCGTGGAAGCCGTACCCAGAGGGTGACGAGCGCACGCGGATCAATGCGGCTTTCGACCTGCTATTCGAGGCGATTCGCGAGGCCAAGGTCTTTGAGAAGGCGGCGCAGAATCGTCCGCTGCTGGATGCGATTTTCGGCGATGCCGGTCAGGCAGCGGCCTCGTGCGCGTAGGGCATTCACGAAGCTTGAGGCCCGACTCAGCGAGGCTGCGTTGGAGGGCGTGAACCTGGCCATAGCAGTTGTCGCCGTGGGGTGTTGTAGCGACTCATAGCGGAAAACCGCTGGCAGTCGGTAGGTGCGGGACGCCTACGCTTCCCGCATGCCCGACACCCCCAACCAATCCGTCCAATCGAAGGCAGGTTTTTTTGCCCGCCTGGGTTTGTCCCGCAAGCAGTACGCAACTGCCCACGTTGACCCTGCGCGCGAGATCAACGAAGCGAGTTCATTCCTCTACGGCGCCGGGAGCACAACCGTCGCGTCCCTGCTGGGGTCCGGCAACCGTGGAGCGCGACCAAGGCAAGCCATCTACGAGAAGTGGATGCGGATGGAGGGCGACCCCCTCATCTCAAGCGCGCTGCAGTTGTTGGTTACGGCCGCCCTTGGGGGGCATGAGACAAGCGGAGACCTAGTCTTCATTGAAAAGACCGCTGCAGCGAAGGAAGACAAGCGGCTTGGTGCGATCGTAGATGAGATCTCCGCAGAGCTTGCTCCCTTGTTTAACCGTGTCGCCTTCCAGGCGGCATATATCGGCGCTGCTTACGGGGATGCGTACGCGCGCATTTACACGACGTCGCGCGGCGTAGTCGACCTTTGCATGGACGACTTGCTTCGTCCGCAGCTGGTGCAACCTTTCGAACGCGGCAGCCGAACTGTAGGGTTTGCGGTTTCGACGGGCGAGCGCAATTTTGAGCGCCTGGACGTCTCTCAGCTTGCGCGCTTGAAGATGCCCCGCACAGTGTGGGTGCCGCAGCACGGCGTGGTCGAGAAGTCATTGCGGAGCGCAATTGCCGAAGACGATATCGACAAGCTCCCCATAATGCCGGCGATGGTGGGCGGTTCACTGCTTTACAACGCCGAGGAGCCATACGACAACCTATCAGCTTCGCTGCTCGGCCTTGTTGGCCAGCGCTGGATGGATTCCATCGACGAGCAGATGGTCACCGTGAATCTCGATTCGATGACGCTGGAGCAGCAGGAGCGGTTCGTAGAGTCAGTAAAGCGGATGCTGCTCGCATCCAAGAAATACGCCGAACAAGCCGTGAAGCGCGGTCGCCCAATCATGGAGCGCATCCGCCACATCATTCCGGTGTTCAACGAAAAGCAGTTGTCCACTATTGGCCCAGCCAACGGTGGACAATCCGGCCGCGGTGCGACGATCAGCATTGAGGATGTCATGCTGCACGCCCGCCTTCTTTCAGGATCAATCGGCGTCGATCTTTCGATGCTGGGTTTCGCCGATCAACTGGCAGGTGGGTTGGGGGAGGGCGGCATCTTTCGTGTTTCCGCGCACGTGGCCGAACGTGCGCGCATCATCCGCGTCGCTCTATCAGACCTTTACAACCACGTCAGCGATATTCACACACTTCGCCGGTATGGGATCGTCTTCAAACCCCAAGAGCGGCCGTGGGTCACGAATTTCTTCGGCTCAATTTCTGCGCTGGAGGCAGAAAAGCAGCGGACACGCGCCGACTCGATGAACGGCGGGCTACTGCTGGTGCAATCGATGCAAATGTTGAAGGAGATGGGCGCCACGAAGGCAGTGATGTCCGAGTTTCTTGAGAAGACGATGATGTTGGACGCAGCGCAGGCGGCGCTATACGCGAGCATCGTCGACGCCAAGGCTCAGGAGGAGGGTAACGATTCGGCAGCCGGCGCCTCAATGCCATCCAACGCGAAGGATGGAAGGGCGCTCGATAGCATCGACTGGGCGTCGTTGGATTCCAGTCGGGAGCAAAAGGGCGTCCTCACTAGCATCCCGGTCCCAAGCAAAACAATCGCGTGGTTGGGTTTTCAGCGGCCGATGATGCTGCGTGCCGATCTCTGGACCTTACACGCCAAGCATCCGGAGCATTTCGAGGACACTGGTGCGCTGCTTTCAGCTATTCAGTTTGTGATGGCCGGGCCGGACGATTGGTTTATCCACAAAGATGCGCGCGTGGCCATCTTCCGAAAGCACCCAATCCAAGGTGTACCGCTGGTCCGGATCGAGGTCGAAAGAAGCGGCGCCGGCTTCATTGTGCGATCGGTCTATAGCAGCACCGAAGCGCAGATCTCGCACAAGTTGAACTTGAAGCGAAAAGAATTGGAGCGGCTTGGTCGTAGCGGGGACTCCTACGGCTCGTTCACCGTCGCCGAGTATCTTTCGATGCTGGGCGCCGGGTCGTCACGTCCTGTCCCGCCCTCCGGCGGGCATCCCAAGCCGCGATAAGAGTCTAGCACTTGTCCCTCTACAACAACATCGCCGAATCGCTCTCAAACAACGGGCTGGTGGGTTCCGTTCGTTCAGGAATATCCGGCGCGATCGGGGGCGTCACCGACGCTGCAGCGCAAGCAATGGGCGGCGGCAAGCTCGCCCGCACGGTCGCCGGCATGGGGAAGAGCGCCGCAGTCAATGCTGGCATGAACGCTGTGAACAAGCACATCCCGGTGCAGGCACAGCGCGCTTTGCAGGTGGGAAGTGGCGCCGCGGGCGATCTCATGCGCGGCGACTGGGAAAGCGCCGGGATGCGAGTTCTGGACTCGGGCTTACTGAACAAGGCGTTACCCGGTTTTGGCGGCGGCGCGGCGTCTCAGGTGGCCTTCTGGGGAAAGCCCACGCCACTGTTCGGCGGTATCAGCCCTGCTGAAGCCAAACGCATCTATGACGAGATCCGCGGCCAGCGGTTGGCAAAGAAGAACCTTTGGCTACTTGAGGTGACCAGCAGTCTGCTCGCCGGCAACGCCAACCTTCCGGACCGCTTCAACATGTTCGCGACGGAGGTCGACTACACGCCATTCAACATCGCCGGTGATAAATCGCGGATCGGTGGCGTTGTCGTTGACATGCCGCAGGGCACGGAGGCTGTCGAAATGCGAATTACCACTTTGGACGATGACTTCGGCTCGTTGAAGAAGTGGTTTGCCACTCACCACGGCCAGGCAGCCGCGCGCGATGGGACAGTAGGGGTGCCTGCCAGCTACGCGATCACCATTCGGATCGTTCATTCATTTGTTTCCCGCGACAGCAACCGGGGCGGCTACGAAGATCTCGGGTTGTTCCGCACAGGCACCCTAGAGGTCAGCCTATCGCGCCGTGAGGACGCCCTGCAGGAAGTGCAGATGACCTTCATTCAACTCGACACGTTCATGAGTCCGTGATGGCGTTAAAGCATGATGCACAGGGGTTCCTGGTAGGTGACCCCATCGACTTGAGCAAGGCGGTTACGGATTGGTCGGCTATTCGCAAAGATATCCATGCCATCCGGAAGACGCTTTCAGGCATCGGAAGCACTCTGAGCCGGTTGTCGCCAGCAAGCGGCGCAGCGGCGCCCGTTACGCCAGCGCGTCGTGTAAACACGTCCGTGGCCCCCCTCAGTTCACGTCAGTCGCCTACTGCCGCTCCTCATGCAGAACCACATAAGGGGAGCCGAGGCGCAACGTGGACTTCGGGCGGGACTCGCGCCGAACGCGCTCGCTCGGTATCGGCAGCGGTGCCAGGCACTCCAGCCGAGCAATCTGTCACAACGACCAGTTCGGTGTTTATTCAGGATGCAGCGGTTACGCCGGCAGCGGTGGCAGCAACCGGGCGGGAGCGGTTGGCCACGTCTACTCGCGACAAGTCTGGGCCGCACGACAATCGAAGATCCATCGAACCCGTTGACCGCCCACGTTCGCAGCCGGTTGAAGTCGCCTCCCTCGCGACTGCGAGGAAAGCGGTTTCAGGTGGTGAAGCAACGGGGAACCTGAGGGCAATGTACCTCGCAGCTCAGCGCGCGCCGGTGGTGCCGACTGCCCGTGATAGCCGCGGCCGTTTTATCAAAAAAAGCACGCCGGGCCCGGGCGATGACGCTTCTGGGCGTACCGCTCCACTCCAGCCTGCCAGATTCGAAGCAAGCGGGGAATCGCGCGCCTTCAGTGCTGCAGCCGAAAGAATCGTCGGTGTGCTGCGGGAATCTGGGGCCGGCATGGAGGAAGCTGACCCCACAGTGAAGGCGTTCCAGGAGATCGCGCAACCGATAGGGCGCGGTTACGCGCTGCTGACCGGCGGGAGTGGTGCGAAGAAGGAGGAGGGCTGGCTACGGCGTATCTACCAGTCGCTATCTGGGCTTCGGAAGGAAGAGGCCCTATTCAGCAAGGTCGCTGCAAAGCGTCTGAAAGCGATTGAGGAAAAGCCGGTAGCAACGACAGGGGGGGCTGGTGGGCTGCTGGGAGGCCTTCCGGCGATCCTGGCTGGACTCCTGCGTAAGATACCTGGTGCAGGGTTGTTGGCGTCCGGGGCTGGCGCTCTGGCCACCGGGGCAAAGCGTGCGGCGGTTGGAGCCGGACGAGGCGCTATGCGGATGGGCCGCGGTTTGCTTGGCCGCATTCCGCTCATCGGGGCCTTGCTCGGCGGCGTTGGAGCGGCCGCCGACATCTACGATTCCGAAAACGACGAGACAATTAGCCGCCGCGATAAGGACGAGCGCGCCGGCAGCGCCGTGGGCGGGCTCGCGGGTAGCGTCGGCGGGATGTTCGCCGGCGCCAAGCTGGGTGCTTTGGTCGGTGCGGTGGGTGGGCCGATCGGGATGGCCATCGGTGGTGCGATAGGCGGCGCGGTTGGAATGTTCTTCGGCGACAAGGCCGGCCAGATTCTCGGTACGACCGTCGGAGGTTGGGTGTCCGATCTTCGCGATGCCGACATCGCCGGCACGATAGCCACCGCATGGGATAACACGATTCAAGCCTTGGAAAAGAGCTGGGACCTCGTCACGGCAGGACTGGCTGCCGTTGGGGAAGGTCTCGGCGAAGCGTGGGACAAGTTTGTAGCATCTGCAAAGGCCGGCTGGGACGTGATCACAGGCGGCATCTCGTCCGCTTACGAGGCTCTGAAGAATCTGCCCGTCATCGGGCCAGCAATCACCGCGATCGAGGGAGCCGCGAGCAAGGTAGCAAGCGTTGCGAGTGCGACAGCTGCAGGCGCCAAGGAACTGGCAAGCAAATCAGTATCCAAGGTGGCCGACGCTGCAGTCCACGTTGGAGACCAGGCCAAGAAAGGCGTCGCCGCAGGGGCCACCTACCTCGCCGAGAACACTACCGTCGGGCGCGGTGCCGTCAAGGCGTGGGAAGCCACCGCGCCAATACGCGGCAAGGTGGCCGAACGGTGGCGCGAAGCGAAGAGCTACCTTTTGGGCGCGTCGGAGAAAGCTGGAGTGAACGCGGGGACGGTGGCGAAGATCGCCAACTTTGAGAGCGGCTTCGATTCGACTGCAGCACCCATTCGAAAGGACGGCACGCGCATCTCGTCCGCTCACGGGTATGGCCAGTTCATCGATGGCACCTGGACCGATATGGTCAACAAGCACGGCGCGAAATACGGTGTGGAGGGTGCCGGACGACTTTCGAAGGATCAAGCTGCGAAGTATCGCGGGGACAAAACCATTCAGGCTGCCATGCTCGCAGAATTTACGCGCGAGAATGTCGAGAAGGGGCGCAAGTACGGCGGTGCTGATGACGACGCCAACGTTTACGCTTTCCACAACTTGGGCGACAAAGACGCCAAGAACCTGCTTACCGGAATGCAGCGCAATCCTTTGATGACGGTGCGGGAGTCCTTGCTGCAGGGGGCTACGACGGACAAGGAGCGCAATCGCGTCGAGGCTGTGATCTCGGGGAACAAGAGTTTGTATGGCAATGGCGATGTCACCGCGGTGGAGGCCTACGCTCGCATGGGCAAGGTCATGCGCCGCGGAGAAGCTTTCGCTGCAGATGCGCTGAAGTCGCAGGGTGCCGCTGCCACGGCCTTGCCAAATCCAGTGGTGGCCGCGGGTGCGCCGGCCGGCACTGAAGAGCCACCTGCCGGTGTTACTGGTGAACCATTTGCGGGTCAGGTCGGGGCGGCCCTAGGCGCAGCCAGTGCGCCAGTTGCAGCCCGACCTGCAACGGGCTTTGCCGCCAGCGCCAGTCGGGGATCCGATTCGTCTCCTGCAGGTATCGGTCTGCCGATGCTCGACACGGGAAAAATCGGCGCCGCCCTGGCCACCACGTTTTCCTCGTCGTTCTCTGTCGCAGCGCCCGCCGCACCGGTAATCGCCGCAGTCAAAATGCCGGCCGTTCCGTCTGCGCCCACAATGCCGGCGCTCGCTGAGGCGCCGCAAGTCGCAGTGCCGATGACGGCACCCGAACCTCGACGGTCGATCAGGATTGTTCCGGCACCCACCGACGTTGGACAAGACCTCCGGGAGCGTGGAATAGCCCACATCGCTACCGGCGGCCTAGGCAGCTCGTAAGGGGAAGAGCACAGCAAGATTCGGAAAAGCAAGACGGCGTGCGCTGGCTTGAGCACATACGCTGTGCGGCATGGCAACGATCACCGCAAACGATGTGCAGGGCATGGTTCGTCACTGGCTCAACACGCCAGTTGGCGGATATCTTGGCTCGGATTATGGACAGGACACCAAGTCCCTCCTGCAGCGCCCGCACGCAGACGGGATGTATGACTCCTTCCTGAGCAAAATGCAGTCCGACATTCCTGTGCTGCAGGCCCTGCCGCCCGGCTCGGTCAATCTGTACGGCATCCCGTCGCTTCCGGACCGCCTGGACCTCGTGGTTGACGTCGCGGGTCAGGCAATCGAGATAAGCGGCGGATGACGTGCTGACGAAAGCCGATTTCCTGCGGGCCGTCCGCGACTCTGTCTCCAGCTATCCGGCGATCGCGCCGTTGTACCAGGCCGGAGATCCGCGCGTCATGCAGCACGTCGAAGCGATGGCAACGATGCTGGCCATGTATTCGGCGCAGCTGGAGACCGCCATGTCCGAGCCGTTCGAAAAGACGCGGGACGCGACAGTCCTAGCGGATGCGGCGATGCGTGGCATCGTTCGCAAGGCTACGGCCGGCAGGGTGCGCATTCGAGCCGTCAACAAAGGAGCCTCGGCGTTCACGATCGAATCAGGGAGGACTCTGCTCGACTCGTCCGGCCGGTCGTATCGCGTTGAAACGCCCGTCACTGTGGATGCAGGCAAGGAGGCGTTGATCGAAGCGGCTCAGCTGCGTTCGGTTCTGTTTCCTCATACCGTGACCGGAAGCGAGCCGTTCTATGCGATCGAGATTCCGCCGCCTGACGACGACTCGTACCTCTGCGGCGTAGCGGTATCCGATGGTGATGGCGAGTACTCCTACAGCGACCGGTACACGAACACGTTCCCGAACGATCGCGTCTTCCACGTTGAAGCCGACGATCGCCAGCGTGTGTATGTGCGATTTGGCTTTGAAGGCATCGTCGGCGTGCAGCCCAAGGATGGAGCGGTCATCAAACTGCTCGTGTCCTACACCGCCGGCGATATTCATCCGGAGTTCGGCAGTCCGTTTTCTTTCGAATACCTGGGCTCCCCGCTTGAAGCCAGCGTGGAGATGGTCATGCACGCGATGGTGCAGGCCGGCCAAGCACCTCCGTCGATGTCGGTCCTCAGGGATCTCGCAAGATACCCGTCCGTCTATGACGGGAATGCGGTGTTCCTCGGCGAATTCGACTTTCTGGTGCGCCGCACCTTCCCAACCTTGCGGTTCCTGTCGGTCTGGAATGAGGCAGAGGAGGAGAGGGCGCGCGGCCCCAACTTGGACAACATCAACACACTGTTTGTCGCGTGTCTCTCTGCTGCAGGCGGGGAGCAGATCCTAGCCGAGGCGTCTCCGGACGTGCCAGTTGCTCCGTTGAAAGTGGCGGCGGATTCGCTAACGAGCACCCAACTGGCGATCCGGGCGACCCTGCTCGCGGCAGACGACAGCTACCGCGTCAGCTTTGTCACGCCTGTTCGGTCAAAGATACTGATGACCGTCAATGCTAGGGTGGCCACGTCCTACGTCGCTTCCGACGTCAAGAGCCAAATAGCCGAAGCACTTCTGCATGAGTTTGGCGAGACAGCCGCCGGTTCACGGCGGGGCAGGAACAGACCGCTTTATCAGCGCGTATATGCCCTGTTACGTGAAAAAGTGCCCGCACTGTCCGCCGGGCAAGCCGACCTGACGGTGCAAATCTCCGAGCCGCAGGCTCAAAAGGTTCGTCCTGAGACGTGGCGCTACGTGGCTCCTGAAACTCTGACGGTGAACGTCGAATCAGCCGCGGTGGCCCTTCCATCGTGGGGCGGGTAGCGATCATGGCGCTGGATTTCTCTAGTGCGGAGCTCCCCCGGCTTCGCCCGCTCGAAAGAAGCTTTGTCGAGAACGAGGTGGAGGAGGCATTGAAAGGCCTATTCCTGGACTTGTTTCGATCGCACCTGGCTGCCAAAGCCTTTGACGCGAACGTCCTGGGTGCCGCGCATCTGGGCTCCTTCGAGCTTGTCCGCAAAGCGGTGAACGCTGACGGCCTCGCGCTACTGAAGGATCATCGGGAGGAAGCGTCAACTCGCTACCTGTACCGCGCGTGGAAATCGGCTGACGCACAGGGTCGCGGGCTCCACTTTCTGCGCACCTATCTGCAGATGCTGGCGCCCAATGCCGTCAGCGCTTACCAGCTATGGCAGAGCAAGACCAAACCTTATCCGAGCGATCTGGTGGCGTACCCGAAAGAGGGGTACTTCCTGACAAGCAGGATCGGGATCTACGTCAACCTTGTGGTGGCAGCGTTCAGCAAGCTGATTGATCTGCAGGAGATCAACAAGCTGGCGAATTTCCCAGAGACGGTGATGCCGGCGCGGTTTGTGCCAATCATCAAATTCATGATCGGCCACAACAACGAACTCGGCGTCGCAAACGCCAAGCAGGTGACGTCCGTTGGTCGATGGTCGGCCAGCGGCGCAGCGGTGCAGCCCGCGCCTGCACATACCGCTCTCGGTTGCGCGGATGCCGTCCACTCGGCTGCGGTCGGGCGCTGGGCAGGCAGCCCAACTGCGGTCCAACCCCCGACGTCGTCCACCCGCGTGCTGGCTGCCTGCGTTGCCAGCTCAACCGCATTAATTCGCGTTTCCATGGAGCTCCAATGAGCACACCTTTGAAGCCCGTCATTTTGGAGTCCGGGCTTGCCGCGATCTGGCGGGCTACGAACGACGGTGTCTCCGCGCAAATCACCCATATCGCACTGGGCGATGCTGGGTATGACCCTTCCCAGGCGCAACAGGGGATGCGGTCAATGAAGGTCCGGTACCCGGTGGCGGACGGGGCCCGAGTCTCACCCAGGCGCATCCATCTCACGGCACTTGCTGACGGCGCGATCGAATTCTGGGTGCGTGAGGTTGGGTTTTTACTGTCCGACGGGACTGTGTTCGCTGTCTGGTCACATCCAACAACGGCGATCGCCTACAAGGCACCCAATGTGGACCTGCTGCTGGCGTATGACCTCGAACTGGTGGCCTTGCCAGCCGATTCGGTCACGGTCGTGTCCACAGGCGCTGGCTTGAATCTGTCTATGGCAACGGAGCTTGCGCGTATTGCGAGCGCGGCGATCGGGGGAATGCTCCGTGAGTTGCGCATGAGCGACCGTTGCGCGGCGATAGAGCGGCGCGTCGATGCCTCAGACAAGGCGATGGCGCTGCTTCAGACTGAAATCGACGCAACGCGGCGTCGCGTGGATCACAGCAAGGGCCGTCAGCTATGGCCGTGAACCGCTTACTGACCATTGCCCCAGCCGGGGGCGACCCGCAGAAAAAGCCGCCGCGCGCCGGTGCGTACAACCTTAGCTAAGAGAAAGACCATGAGCCTTGAAAACGAAATTTCGAAACTTGTGTCAGCTGCGAATCAGCTGACCGAGGAAGTAGCAGGGAAGCTCGCTGCGATTGATCAGCGAGTGGAGCAGAAGAAAACTGAGCTGGATGCCTGGCAGGCGAATGCGCGAGGCGAGTGGCCATTTATGAACCTGCTCAAGAACACCCACATGGTCAGCACAAATGCTGCGGGGGGGTTCATTGATTTGCCGTTTGTCTTAGGCGGCGGCGAAGAGTTTGCCGGCGTCGTAACCGCGGCGACTCCCAACCTTCCAGCGGGTGTTGCTGACTGGTTTAAGTTCGGTCTGATCGGCGGCCGCGGCAACTTGGCAAAAATCAACTTCCGTGCTGAAGCCGGTCCTCGGTATTGGTTGGCGCTCAACGCGCTCAGCGGCACTTTTTGTGGCGGCTTCAAGTTCGTGTATGTAGAGACCGGGCGTGTGCGTCACATCAACGCGGGGCAAGTTGGAAGGTTCTTCGACGTGACGATCGGCCGGACGTGGCACGCTGACTTCACTTTCGGAGATGTGGAGCCGGGCACGGTCGCATATTTTGGAACTCCATTTGTGGTCTCTGGCGTGATATCCGACGTTAATCAGGTTCGTACGATTAACTACGCTGGTCATCAGCTGAACTACATCTAAGGAAGAGCCATGCAATTGCAGAACAAGAAAACCGGCGAAGGGTATTTTGTCGGCCAATTCGAAATGCTTGGTGCCACGCTGGAAAAGTTTGAGCTCAAGCCTGATGATGTGGTTGTGACCTTCGACTCGCACGAGGCTGCGCAATACGCGGGGTTCTACATCAACCGTTTTTACCCGGTGTACAAGCAATTGAACATTCTGCGCAGTGGGTCTGAAGCGGAGCAGCAACAGATGGACGCCTTCATTGAAGCCTGCCGCGCTTGGGCAAACAGCGGAGCTCCTGTCCTGTCGGGTGTATCGAAGATCGTTCCGTAGCCGGTACCTCAGGCGAGTAGGACCCGGCTGTGACTAACACGCCGGGTACGTAAACCTGCAGATTTTGACGGTTAGACCGAGCGCTAACCTTGGTGGTGCCAGCTGGCATGCACCTTGGAGAGCAATTTGAGATCGGATAGCACGGTACTTTCAGCACTGGTCATCGCCGTTTGCGCGTCACCAGTGCATGTCCATGCAGCAAACGAATCTGACGTCGATCGGATAACGACCTATGCGACGGTTCTTGGACGAGCTCTCGGATGTGGTGTCAATGTCGACGGCCCATCGTTGCGGGTCGGCAAATGGATGGACAGAGCATTCCCGCCAGGCACGCAGGATCACAAGACCTACCTTCCGATATCTCTCGCTGGAGTCAGGCACCATGCCAACGCGCAATGCCGGGGCAACAGCCCCGGTTCTTGCTCGAAGGTGAAGTCGAGCTTTTCCGGATTTCCTTGGCCATGATGCACGATTAACTTACTTTGGTGCTTCACCCTTTGGAACTGCTGTGGCAATAAGTGATTCAGCCGGGTACGGGTGCATGAAGTCCATCGTATCGCTCGCTGGTGCAGTCAGCCACGCGTCGTAGACGCCAGCAGGCAGGACAACCACCATCCGCTTTTCGTCAGTTGGGCGGTGGTAGTCGCGCAGCAACTCGTGGTTGTCCGCGTTGATAGTCAACATGGTGAAGCTCTCAACGATTTCGCCCGTTGCTGAGCGCCACCGATCCCACAGGCCGGCAATGCCCATCGGTTCTCCGTCGGCCGCGGTGAAGCGGGTCGGCACGGCTTTGCCAGAACGCCAGTCAGGCTCGTAAAACGCCTCGGCAGGGATGATGCAATGCTGGGCCTTACGCCATGCATTGCCGAACGTGAACGACTTGGCGGCAGTCTCAGAGCGCGCGTTGAAGGTCGACAACTTCATCGCCTTCTCAGCGCCGTCAGCTTTGGTCAGCGCGGACACCAAGCCCCAACGGCCTGTCATTCCTTCAAAGTCCGGAACTGCTTCGTCGCCGGCATCGTGCTCTGGCGGCCGCCGGATGAAAAGCCCCGAGTACTTCGGCCACATGTCTGTCTTGCCGAGGTCTCCCGTCGGCCATGAGACGCCTTGGAACCGCTTTTCGAGTAACGCGACGGCCTTGACCGCCTGGTAGTGGCTGCACATGATGACTCGTGATAAATGGTTGGCGGCAGTGTTAACTGCAAATTAGTATCATCCCGCTGGAATAATGCAACAACCAAGGTGAGGGATTGATGACGCAGTTTGTATACACGGCGGAACACGAAATCTATTACAACGTCAAAACACCGGTTCCGATCGCTGACGTCATCGCCTCCCTCCAGGCATTAGAGAGGCTGTTGAAATCGATGCCGCGGGCTCTTGAGAAGTTGTCCGACGTGACAATTTCCAGGACAGAGGTGTTTATTGAGCGCGTCAAATCAGGGAGTCTTTGGGAAAAGATCGCAATCAACTTCTTCTTCGATAGCGAAGAAGAGCTTCATGCATTCCTGAAAAAAATTAAGGTAAAAATTGATGGGAAGCCCGTCGTGAAAAGCGCAATCATTGGAGCGGTCTTCGGAGGACTTGCCGTCTATGGCGCGATGCTCGCAACCAAGACTGCCAGCGGTCCGACGACGAGCATTCAAGCGAACAACAATGTGATTATGAATTTCGGCGCAGGGCAAGTGGGGCTTACGCCGGAAGGTTTTCAGTCAGTGATTGAATCGGCAGTTACGAATAAAACCGAGCTGGCGCGGGCGGCGGTTCAGCTGATGGTACCAGCACGCAATGACCCAAATTCACAGATCACACTCGACGGTAGAGATCAGTTGGTGATCACTTCGGAATCGATAGAAAGTACACCAAGATCTGTAAAAGAAGTACCGCTTCAGGCTGTCGATGAGCTCACTGGTGTTTACGTCCGACTGCGGGCTACTGATCTTGATAACAAGAAAACCGGTTGGGCTGGCGCAATTGAGGATCGAACAGGTCGATTGAAAGTTGAAATTGATCCTGCATTAGAACCGGATGCGCTTTTTGGTAAGACGCGCTTCAGGGCTGATGTTTCGTTAATCCGAAAGCCAAAAACAAAAGGTGGCGAGCTCGAACCCGCGTTGATCGTCATCAGAAAAATATATTGATACGTTGGCGGAGAGCACCTTGCTGCGTTCGCCTGGGGTTGAATGCCTGGGAATCTCGCGCTACCAGTCCGGCATCTCCGCATACCATCCGCATCTTCCAAATGCGCCCTAAGGCCGGCAGTTGCTCCATGAGCTTAAACTTCCGATTTCGGCCAGAAGCAGTCACCCTACCATTTGAAGTTGATGCGCCCGACAAACTGCAATCTTGTTTTTTTCAAACGCAAAGCTTATTTTCCTCTATAGTCACAATCTCTTTATCAGGCATCTTAACTAAACCTAAGTCTTTATGCTCAATAAATTCCGAACTGGCTTGAAGGCTCTCAATGAAATCAAGCATCCTGCATCAATCTTTGAATCAACGCTGATAATTTGTACGGTGCTTTGCATTTTGTTTGATCTATACCAAGCATTTTTTTATGGTCAATATATTTTTGGTTTAATATCAGCTGTTTGTGTTTGTTTTGGATCAGCGGGCGTGTTGAAATGGATATCGGACGCGAAAGTTATTTATGTCGGTGCATATTTATTTCCTGCGTTCCTATACCTGCTTGCAATGTTTTTTGAAACTAATAAATGGATTGGTATTGATCCGAGTCCATACCTTTTGAATGCAATAACGTCATCCATGTCTGTCCTGTTTCCACCCTTCACAGCAATTGCTGCAGCTGTTCTTATCCCGCCCATTTCCGGTTTTCTTAAGTGGCTAGAAGTGAAAATTGGCAGTCGTCATGACTAACAATTTCTGCCCGACCGTCGGCGCAGATAGTTGTCTGCTTTGGGTCGAATAGCGCCCCTCCGTAAGAGCATACTGAATCTCCATTTACTCAAAAGGAGATTGTCATGGAATCCGCCAATGCCGCCGTTGGCCGTCGTGCGCCATGGAACAAGGGGAAGCTCACCGGGCAAAAGCCGCCCCTAAAGCTCCAAGAAATTTGGGCAATCCGAATGAGCCATCAGATAGCTTCGAACATCCGAGAACTCGCGATGTTCAATCTCGCAATTGATAGCAAGCTTCGAGCGTGTAATCTCACGCGATTGCAGGTACAGGACATCCGTCACGGAAGCCACGTAGGCACGAGCGCTACCGTAATGCAACAGAAGACCCAGCGTCCGGTCCAATTCGAGATTACGGAGCACCCGTGAGAGCCTTGATGCATGGATCGAAGCGCGAGGGCTAAAGGCTGCGGAATTTCTGTTTCCGAGCCGGTTGCATGCGTCGCTGCATCTGTCGACGCGGCAGTACGCCCGGATTGTGCATCGCTGGATAGCATCGATTGGACTCGACGACACCACATACGGAACTCACACTATGCGCCGTACAAAAGCCTCGCTGATCAGCCGCCGGACGAAGAATCTTCGGGCCGTACCGCTGCTGCTCGGGCATCCGAAGCTGGAAAGCACAGTTCGCTATCTGGGCATCGAGGTCGACGATGCTCTTGAGATTGCTGAAAAAACCGAAGTTTGATACGTCCCGGCCGGCGAGCGGTCGCTTGCCGGCCAGAAGCAGTCGGCCGTGAGTGACGGCTTTCGAGCAAGCTGTGTATGCCAGAATTTTTTGTCTGCCAAATCTTGCGGTCGATGAGCTGGCACTCCATGCAAGCGAAGAAGTTGAAGTCCGGATATCGTTTGGGCTGCATGAAAGGTGATGGATGTCAGCAGGCTATCCGCGTCGTGGGATTCCATTCCGGCGGGCAGCGCCAGGGTGCGGGCGGCCAGCAGCTTGTTAGGTAGAGCGAAGATGGCGATCCTGTAGGTACCGTCGGTCATCGTTCCTGAGGAGTCGGCGGCGTTCATCAACCCGCTGCATCCGCAAGCGACCGGGCTGCGGGCGGAAATCGTTCGCCGGTTCAACTACAACCGGTTGTTCCAGGGAAAGTGATGGCGCGTTAGCAGATCGGCAGCAGGCGCGCCCCGGAAGGCACCTGCGAAGCTACTTGCGCGGAGTCGCGAAGGCCACTCCACACTGGTATCCGGCGTCGACCTGCGTGTTGGCCAACGTCATCGCTGGCTTGTAGCAATACTGCGTGTCATTCGCCGATCGCCACGGCACGGTGCGTTGCCCATTGGCGCGGTATACCACGCGACAGGCGAACGTTTTCTTCTGGTCGTCGACCTCTACAGCGATGGATCGGTCGTCGGTCGACGTTGCGCAGGAGTAGGCCACCTCAAGCCGCTGATGCTGAATCGGATCAGTCTTGATGGCATCGCGGTTCACGAGGATTACGCTGCCAGCACCATCCAGCGGTGGCGCCTGAGCTGCAGCCGGCCCTGCTGCAGAGCTATTGGCGTTTTTCTTGACGGCCTGCTCACGCACGATCTCCATGAGTGGCGCGCTCGTGCCGTTGTACGTGAGGATCACCGCGGGATAGATCGTCGCCTGAAGAACCCCTGGTGGCATGTTCCAGCCAAGCGCCCACTGGTCGTGGAAGACGCCCATGGCGTTGGCGCCCGGGATCTTCGAAATGACCGTCATTATTGGAGCGCCCTCGCCCGTCGCAGGCCACTTGAAGGTCGACGAAAGATCGGACGAATTGCCGACGTGCGGAGCAGACGGATCAAGTTTAGATTGGTCCCATCCTTGGAACTTGCCATCGACAATCCTGGCAGCACCTGGCGGAGGCGTTCGGCAATTGACCACTGTGGAGACACAGTACGCGTCACCGCTAGATGCCTTTAAGCCGCTCGGCTTGCCTTCGGTGTCGCTTTCAGACAGGGGGTGCTTCGTGTACTCTCGATAGCCTTCCTGGATCAGCACCATGGCGCCAGCGCGCAGGAATCCGTCCCGAACGGCGTTCTCGTCCCCTCCCGCTGCAGCGATCGCCAAGCCTCCGATCGCACCCGTCACCGCCGCACGCTTGGCGACGGCACTCGCCACAAGCGCCCCATTCGCGTCGCGCGTCGGAATGTTGCCAGCGCCGGCCATTGCGTAGGCCGTCGCGCCGCTGATGATGCCGACCCGCAGGGCGAGGCTGACGTCCCCGCCCGATTGGTAGTACGCCAGCCAAGCCGCGTAAGCCGCGCTCCCGGCCGGCCCGCCGTACACGGATGCGGCCACCTGGCCAACCGTGCGCAGGATGGAGCTTTCCTGTGCGGCCGCGGCCGCTGCATCGCTCTGGTTCACCACAGTGTCGGTCGCCATGTGCCATAGCGCGTCGACGACTTTGCCTTCGCGAACCCTGGTGAACGCCTTGTCCAAGGACAGGCCCGTACCTTTGACCACCGCTTCCCCGTAGTGCTTAGCCGCGTTCCCGAAGGCTTCTGCGTCGCGGCCGACGCGGCCGACCTCAGCTTCGGCGTCCTTGCCGGCTTTGTCCAGGTTCCAAGCAGCATCCTTCACTGCTTTGGTCAAATTCCAGACGGCGTCGTTGGCGGCCTTCTGCGTTAAAGGGTTCACCATGCCACCGGTTAAGACCGCCAAGCCGACAGCAGGATCGAGATCAACTTGGGGGATCGGGACCGGCGGAATAGTCCCCGGCGGAAGCCCTGGGGGGGTCAGGTCAATCACGCCGCAACCGACATTTGCGACAGCGCAAGCCGCCTGGCAGGTCGGTTCACAAACGGTGGGTGAACCCAAAATGCCAAGGTCTGCGGTGGTGCAGCATGTCTTAGAGCAGTCACGGCATTCCCATGCCCATGCGCGCCCTGGAAGACTTACAGCGCTCAAGATCGCCGCAACAGCAACACCCAGCCTCAAACAGGTCAGTATCACAATCTTCCCCTTTGCGCTCAGCGCTGTCGCGCAGTTGCATGTCGCATTTCGCGGCGAAGGCTCTGTCACTTCCCACGGCGAAAATGAGTGGTATCCGCAGAGTTCCGAGATTACAGGTGAGTGCGCACGTCGTCTACCAAAGGCGCCGCGGTACGCACTCGAGCGTCAGCTTTGCGGCCGCGAGATCACGTCAACGGATGTCGCAGATGGGTCGAAAGCTGCCAATCGCGGCCGACCGCTTTCGGCCCAGATGCGACGTTCAAAAGCTTCGCTTGAACGACTGCAATCACTTCGCTGAGACCTCCGTAACAGCGATCTCGACGGGTGAACGTCCACCAGGCTTGGCGGTATCGCGCAGGGTGTTCGCCAGCTTGGCCATGGCCTCGATGCCCTCCACTGCGGCCCGCTCACCCTCCTGCAACGGAATCTCCTTAAGCATGCGCGAAAGGTTGGCACTCGCCTCCAGCGATTGCGCATTGGACGACTCCTTGAGCATGTAGAACGAGCACTTGGCGCATGCCATACGGTGCGGGCACTGATCAAAGAAGTCGTCAGTGCATAGGCCATGCCCGAGGTCTTAGTTGCGCTAGGGCTCTCCGCGCACAGCCTTAGCTCTAACAGCAAAGTTTGTCTGCTTGGGATGGCCGTGACCGGTTGGTAATGGCTGCCTATGTCGAACCCTCGCGTTTGCCTGCAGTAGTCGTAATCGAGTAGGTGCTGAGCGCCTAACGACTTACTGGGTGCTCACTAAAGGAGTGGGCAATAGAACTCGATCACCTCACTCAGCCATATGCATTGGGTAGTGCCGATGCAGAGACTTGGCCAAGCACGCAGACGTTACCGACCCAATCACCGAAGCGCACAAGGATCTGGTGCAGTCCGCGGCTGAAAAGTGCTCCGCGCTGGTGGACCGGTACTAGCTGGGCGACGTCAATGCAGGCGAAGAAATTCGCGCCATGTTCAGTCTGGGTTAGATCTGGTCGTACGGCGGGTCAAGCTGGGTAGGGGGGTATTCCTTGTCGTCTTCATCGACATACCCATCTCGCGCTTGAGTAGCGACCCCGCGTCCACCACGTCGCACCTTCTGCTCCATCACCGCCGGTTCTTGCTCCAGCAACAAGTTCAAGCGGTGCAATGCTGCAAGTCTCCCGCCGCGCTCAGCCAACCATACCGCCGCAACCGTGGCACTCAATTGGTCAACCGAACGCAGCACATCGTGCAGACGTGCGATTTCTCCCAGAAGCGCGCGCGAGGTGGCATCTGGATGCTCGATCCAGAGCTGGCGGAGGCGAACCATCATCATTGGTTCAAGGGCAGGGCGTTTACGAGGCGACATCGGCATGAAAGTTTGTGGGATGTGTTGCTGCAAAAGGTGCGTCTATTGCTGACTTTGCCACGCGCAGCTTGGGGCGGACCTGCATTGAGCTGTGTTGCAACCTGCGCTCCGAATGCCTTGACGTAAGTGCTGGCTCATCTTCTATACTGTATGCATGTACAGTATAAATGTCCACATCGTGATTCCTGCCGTCTGCCGGCCTGTGACCATTCATCGGGTCTACGGGTCGGTGAAGGCAGGCTTCCCATCGCCTGCGGACGACTATGCTTGTAAGCCGATTGATCTTGCAGACGAACTGATCCGCCACCCCCAGGCAACGTTTCTTCTTCACGCTGGAGGCTTTTCCATGGTGGGGGCCGGGATCAACGACGGCGACATCTTGGTGGTTGACCGAGCAATCGAGCCAGCTGCTGGTCACGTTGTATGCGCAGTCGTGAACGGTCATTTCACCGTGAAGTATCTTCGCAAGCGCGGGGGAACATTTCGCCTGGTAGCAGCTGACCCAACGTACCCAGACATCATTCCAAGTGAAGGCGAGACGATCGAAGTCTGGGGCGTGGTGACATCCTCGATCACACGCCTGATTAAGGTTTAAAGATGTTCGCCCTGATCGATGGCCACAACTTCTACGTCAGCTGCGAAAGGCTGTTCCGGCCGTCGCTCAATGGCGTTCCAGTAATTGTCTTGTCCAACAATGATGGTTGTGCGATCGCGAGGAGCGAGGAAGCGAAGCGACTTGGCGTGAAGATGGGCATGCCGTGGTTCCAGATCCGCAAGGAAATGGGAGACGCCGGCATCGTGGCGCTCTCAGCCAATTTTGCCCTCTACGGTGACCTGAGCAATCGCATGATGAGCGTCGCCGCGGGGCTGGGACCCGCCCAGGAAATCTATTCGATCGACGAGTCATTCATCAGCTTGGCAGGCATGCCGGGCGACCTCACCGCCAGAGCAGATGCCGTGCGCCACAGGATTCGCAAGTGGGTGGGGATACCCTGCGGCATTGGAATAGGAGCGACGAAGACACTCGCCAAGCTTGCAAATCACATCGCCAAGGCAGCAGACCGAAAGCCAGGGAGCTATCCCGCAGAACTCGCTCACGTTTGCAACCTGGCGGCCATGCCGCTGCCGGACGTAAGGGCGGTGCTGGCGGCTACTGACCTAGCTGAAATTTGGGGCGTCGGGCCGAGACTTACTGAGCAATTAAAAGCCGCAGGGCTATCCACCGCTTTGGACGTCGCGCAAATGGATCCGACCGTGGCGCGATCCCGATGGAGCGTTGTTTTCGAGCGGACGGTGCGCGAACTGCAAGGCGTTTCATGCATCGGTCTTGATGATGCGCCGGCGCCTCGTAAAGAAATTGCGAGCACACGTTCATTCGGTCATCCCGTGCAGTCCGAGCAAGCCCTCGTGCAAGCGGTCACAGAATTTGTCAGTCGGGCGTCGGAAAAATTGCGCCGGCAGGAAAGCTTGGCAGGGCGGTTGATGGTCTTTATCCACACCAGCCCGTTCCGCCGGGGCGAGCCGCAGTACTCACGGTCGGTGACCGTCCCGCTGCGCCGTCCCACTTCCGACACTGCGATTTTGGTGCGGGCGGCCGTTCGAGGCCTGCGTCTGATTTACAAACCCGGGTATAACTTCGCCAAAGCTGGCGTGCACCTTGTCGACCTTCAGAGCGTCGGCGTTCAGCAGGGCGAGCTGGCGCTGGATGCGGACAATGGTGACCGGTCTGCCCTGATGCAGGCAATGGACAAGATCAACGAAACCCATGGCAAGCGATCATTGTGGATTGCTAGCGCGGGGATCAAAAGCTCGAAGCGTGAATGGGAGATGCGTCAGGACCTGAGAACGCCTTTACACACAACCAAACTTCGAGACATCCCAATCGCTCTGGCTTGAGGGCAAAACATGTCAAGCGCGGTTGCTTCAGAAGCGATCCAGTATTTCGATCGACTCCATGGTGTTTTCACGGGACAAGAGGGGCCCGTCGCCGCGATTGCGGACCGCCTACGACCCGTTGGTAGCGTTGATGTATTTGCGTTGAACTCGTGAAGGTCCGGATCGACACGCGGTCTTTCAGCTAATCCTGGAAATGCTGTGTCGGCCAGCATGAAACGCAAATGCAACGTTAAGATCAAATCGAAATATTGCATTGGCGGAAAGCATGTGGCGAATGATACAAACCACCAATGAAATAATAAGAGTGCTATGCAGACGCGATGGTTGACATTCATCAGAACGTGCCGCGGGAGACAGTTGGCCGCGAAACTATTGCCAGATTTAGGATGCAATTCCAAGCTGCCGCTTATGCGGCACTTGAGATCTTAAGCGGCAAGGAAGTGGACCGAGTCTACTGCGATTACCACGATGATTTCGTTGTTCGCAGAACTGTGGAAGGTGTGCCTGAATATCACTTTTTTCAGGTGAAAACTAAGGGCAAGTTGAACCAGCAATGGACTGTGGACGAGGTTTTTTCTCTCAAAAAAAAGGGCGCGCTCGACACGGCGCAAAGGCTTGACGATATTCGTAACAGTATGGCAGGCAAGTTGCTCGTCCACACGGTCGAGTTCGGAGCGCAATGTCGTGAAGTCACGGTACTGAGCAATGTGCATTTCCAGGACGACGTGCACGACGTTATCCTCGATCTGTCTACCGGTAGCTCGAGCAAAAAGTACATTCGGCAATTCATTGAAAAGTTCGCTGAGATCATCTCGCCTGGGAGACCGCTATCCAAATCAGATTTGGAAGCGGCTAGACAGAAGCTGTCGGTGTTGGCCAATGTTCAATACATTGGGACGACACTAGATGCTTTTGGTGTTGCCGCGCACAACGCCATTTGGAGGCACTCGGAAATTGAACTTCATCAACACGAGATTGCGCGCATTGCGAGAAGCCTTGTGATGCTTGTCGAAGAAAAGTCCTGCGCCGCAATTGGCGGTCTTAGTAAGGCCGACATCGACGTAGTGACAGGTGTCGGATTAGAGGATTTGCTCCGGGTTTTAAGTATCTCGACCCAGGTATATCAGACACTTTTGCAGGCTGGCGACCCAGCAGCGATCAAAGCTGCATCTATTCTTCAGCGAAAGCTAACCGAGGCCGGGGCAACGGAATCTATGATCGAGGCAGCATCGAGGACGAAGGTCTCCTGGGATATGTGGGTCCGGACAGCACGACACACGTTTCCAGACCTAACATTCAACAACCTGCTTGACGAAATTGACATTAGCTGTAAGCGGTGGCTTCTCAGTGGTGGACTGTTTGCCGACCTCGAGAACTTCGTCAAAGCTATCTTAGCTAGTGAAATCGGAAATAGGTTTCCAACACTCGACCTAGACTTGGTCTTTGGGGCGTTCTGCGCTTCTATCGTTCGGAGAGCAAGTAGATGAGTGCTGCCGAATTCTTCGACGAGGCGAGGCGTCTTGGACTCAAGCTGAAGCTGTCTGGTGACGGACACTCACCGCCGCATACTCTGGACAATGAAGCCCTGTTCCAGTTACCGCTCCTTGCGATGACTATTTTGGCAATATCGAAGGGTCGGTCAAAGCCTGAACTGCCCGAAATTGGTCAGCTCGTCGGCGAGTGTTTGGAACGGACGGTCGCCGGCTTCAAGTTGTCGTCGCAGGACATTGGTTGGTCCGGGAATTTACGCATTAGGACGGTGAAGGCGTTGACGTTTTTGGAGTCGACTGGGCAAGTTTCAATCGACGCAGTGACACGAGAGATATCAGCCACTGATTTAGGTAGAAAGGTCTACATGGGAGCAACCCAAGGTGAGGGTTTGCTAGCTATTTCCATGAAAACTATTGAGCTCAGCTATCAATATATCAGGGATGAAGATCGAGTTAAGGGAGACGTAAATTGA